AACAGCTTATAATGATGTTGTCTTTGATACAGACACAGAAGAGGATTCTTAACCTTCTCTTAGTTGACACATCTGATACGGTTATGCTATTATAAATACATCCAGTGAAGGCACCCCTTTCTGGGGTGCTTTTTGACTCCCCCTCCCGATATACTGGGGAGGTAAACATGGAAAGGTGGCCGAGTGGTTTAAGGCAGCAGTCTTGAAAACTGCCGATGTGAAAGCATCCGTTGGTTCGAATCCTACCCTTTCCGCCACGGGGTGTAGCGCAGTTTGGTAGCGCATCTGCTTTGGGAGCAGAGGGCCGGGGGTTCGAATCCCTCCACTCCGATCAGATATAGATACTATGTACATAACTAAAAGTATGGAAGAACAAAATAATCCTTTTCAAGAATCAAATGATTTTATTAGAAACTCTTTTATGCAAGTTATAGAAGTCCTAGATGAATACATTGAAGACGAAGAACTTAAGAAAGAAACTTTTGTAGAAATGGCCAGAAAATTTAATGACAATTTAGGAGGATTTTTAAAATGAAATTAGCAGTTTACAGTAAAGTGGGGTGTCCATATTGTGATAAAATCAAACAACTATTCCAAATGAAAGGATGGAACTATGCTACCTATGAATTAGATAGAGACTTTACAAAAGAACAATTTTATAGTCAATTTGGTTTTGGTGCTACTTTCCCTAGAGTAATTATGGATGACCTTATGCTAGGTGGATGTACCGAATCTATTCAATATTTCAGATCTAGAAATATGCTATAAATAATCATACGTTTAGAATTCTGGAGGTTGAGCCCTTTATAACTGTTGTATCTAGGAGGACTCATGGAACATTTAGAGTTTGTTTTCGTTTCATTTTTTTTGACTATTGGCAGCTTTATCCTTGGATTTATGTCTGGTTGGTTTGCTAATAATATCTTTGATGCTTGGTATGAAAATGCAGGTTATGCCAAGTCCATTACACATCCAGAAATGCTGGATGAAGATGGCAATATTATCAGAGAGGAATTAACCTACTTGACATTGGTTGAGGAGGATGATATTATGGACGATGAAGATGATTAAAACCTAATATGATCCTTATTGATATGAACCAGGTAATGATTTCTAATCTGATGGTTCAAGTAAAACTATCCGAAGATGGAATCAATAAAGGACTGGTTCGCCACATGGTACTTAATTCGCTTCGGATGTATGTCCAGAAGTTTAGAGAAGAGTACGGTGGAGAACTGGTCCTTTGTTATGATTCAAAACGCTATTGGCGTCGAGAATATTTTCCCTTCTATAAAGCAACTCGTAAGAAAGATCGAGAGAAATCTAATTTCAATTGGGGCCAGATCTTTGAAGTCCTTAACGAGATTAGAGATGAACTTCGGCAAAATGTTCCATACCGAGTTATGGAGGTTGATGGTGCAGAAGCAGATGATATTATTTCTGTGTTGACTAAGCGTATTGCTTTTAAGAATATTAGATTGCAGAACAACATGCAACCACCTGAAAAGGTATTAATTCTTTCTGGAGATAAAGACTTCATTCAATTACAAAAGTATCCCTGGCTTCAGCAATACAATCCTGTTATGAAGAAGTACGTCAATGGTATGAATCCTAAACAGTATATTGTTGACCATGTACTCAAGGGAGATAAGTCAGATGGTATTCCAAACTATCTTTCTCCAGACGATACTTTTGTTGAGGGTAAACGCCAAAAACCTCTCTCCATTAAAACCCTAGACAAGATTCGTAATTTATCTCCAGAACAGTTTTGTAATGAAGAACAAATGGAATTCTATAAAAGAAATCTGACACTCATCGATTTCTCATACATACCTTTAGAAGTCGAACAAAAAATTGTGGATACTTACGACACCGTTATTCCAGTTAGCAAGATACGTTTACATAAGTATTTACTAAGAAACAAATTATTTGAATTACTTGAAAAAATTGAGGAGTTTTAAAATGTCAATGACCACAAGCAATCGTATGTTGATTTCTGAAATCTTTCAGAAAGTATCAAATGCAAAAACCAAAGAGCAGAAAATCAAAATTCTGCAAGATAATAATACGCAAGCACTACGTAGTCTTTTAATTTGGAATTACGATGACACTGTTATCTCTCTTGTACCAGAGGGAGAAGTTCCTTATAGAGCTAATGAAGCACCTGCAGGTACAGAGCATACTGTTCTTGAGAAGGAAGCACGTAAACTGTATTACTTCATCAAGGGTGGAGATAATACTATAAAGCAATTTAAACGTGAGCAAATGTTTATTCAGATGTTAGAAGGACTTCATGCATCTGAAGCAGAACTTCTAGTTCTTGTAAAGGATAAACAACTTCAAAAGAAATATCGAATTACTAGAGCAGTAGTTGAAGAAGCTTTTCCCCAAATTAAATGGGGAGGCCGTTCCTAATATGAAAATTCTTGCAAAAGATTGTGATCCTGTTCTCGCGGAAGATAGAACTCTACCATACAATACTTATCTTGTTAAATATAAATTAGATGGATTAATTCATTTTGACCTTGTACAAAGTAATAAGAAAGTAGAAATCTTTGATTTTTATTGGGATAGGTATCGTGGAGATATGATTTCTTTTGTACAAAGTGAAGGTAGAACTAATCCAAATACATGGAACTCCCCCGATAAAGAAAAGAAAAAGAAATGAATTTCAATTTCAATTTTGGAAAAAAGAAACCAGGTATTAAAGAGTATGCAATCATCGGAATAGTTTTATCTTCGTTGATTGGTGGCCTATCACAGTGTACAGGAGTATCAACAGATGCAATATGGGATTTGGTGGACGAAATTCAAAGAAAGTATTTCCCACAAACTATTCTTAATGAGTTTATACTTAAAGATCCTGAAAAATTAAAACGAAGGATTGGACGGGATGTAGACAGAGCAATAGATGACTACGTTAAAAAGTCTGGATTAAAAGAATCTGGAGTGGATAAACCAATCTTCATAGATAAATCTATTGATCCAAAAGTATGCTATACTAAAGAGTGTCAATCCCTAGGGGGAGAAATGAGACTCTGTGCTCCGTGGGTATTTGATTGTAAACCAAATGACAAATAAAATGACAGTATATCTAGACCCAAGAGGTCCTGCTCAGGAAGAAGCAGAACAAAGTGCTGAAGAGATTAAACAACAACTTGAAGAACAAGCAAAACGTGAATCTCTAGAGAAGGCAAATCAGATTCTATCTGCAGCATTTGCTTATCTTGCGATCTTGCCCTTCTTATTCATGTTTGCATATAACTTATCATTGGCTAAGATGTTTAGTCTTGATAAAATAGGATATGTTGAATCACTTGGTATCGTAGTTGTTGCAAGAGTATTGAGAGGTAAAAATTCTAATGGCTAAAGTATGTTTAATTTCGGTGACTCCAGATGCAGAAAAAACAATGGCATATGTTGCTAGAGTTAGCAACCCTGCGAATCAAGACAACGAAAACTATGCCAAGTTGCTTGCTTATTGTATTAAGCATAATCATTGGTCTGTTTTTGAGCAGTCTTTTATGACTCTTGAGATCGAGACCACTCGTGGTATCGCAGCACAAATTCTTCGTCATAGGTCATTCACATATCAAGAGTTCTCTCAAAGATATGCGGATGCAACATTGCTGGGTGAGATTCCCATTCCCGAACTTCGCAAGCAGGATACCAAGAATCGTCAAAACTCTACTGATGATCTTGAACCAGAACTCAAACAAAAGTTTGAACGTCGTATCAAGCATGTGTTTGCAGATGTTATGGATCTGTATGATGATATGCTCACTGCAGGTGTTGCAAAAGAGTCAGCACGTTTTGTGCTTCCCCTAGCAGTACCAACCAAAATTTATATGAGTGGCTCATGTCGTTCATGGATTCATTATATCAATTTGCGTTCTGCCAATGGCACTCAAAAGGAGCATATGGAGATTGCAGAGTTATGCAAAAAACATTTTATCTGTAAGTTTCCTAGTACCTCTGAGGCACTTGGATGGTGTGTTAATCGAGACTGCGGTTGCACCGACTGGGCAGATTGTTTACAACCTAGTTTAAGGATCGACTAAAATGAACAACCAAGAAGTAATTGAAACCGCAAAAGAATGTGGATTGATTTACAATAACAACCATGATATTTTAGAATTCTATCAACGTATTCGTACTGTACTCAAGAAAGAATTTATTCCCCAACCCGTGCATACTAAATAGGAGGTGCATCTTGCCTACATATCCCGTTAAAAACTCTAAGACTGGAGAGACCAAAGAAATCTACATGACCATGGCTGAATATGACCAGTGGAAAATAGAAAATCCTGACTGGGATAAAGACTGGTCTGCTGGTATAGGTGGAGTCACTTATGGTACACCTAAACAGTCAGATGGTTTTAAAGAGGTAATGAACAAGGTGCAGAAAGCCCATCCAAGAGCAAACCTTTCCCGTTTCACCTAGTATGCCAGTAAAAAAGAGGAATAACAACGCAGTTGTACCTGCAGGAATGAGTGCAAAGCAGATGAGAAGAAAGAAACCAATTAATAATGAACATCTTCTCAACATCGAACCACTAACAGATTCACAAAAATCTGTGTTTGATTGTTGGGCAGAAGACAAACATTTAGTTCTGCATGGTTGTGCTGGTACTGGTAAAACTTTTATTAGTCTTTATCTTGCACTCAGAGAAGTATTAAATCCTAATACTCCCTACGATAAAATTTACATTGTACGTTCTCTAGTTCCAACTAGAGAGATTGGATTCCTCCCTGGAGATCATGAAGATAAGTCTGCACTTTATCAAATTCCATATAAGAATATGGTAAAGTATATGTTTGAAATGCCTGATGACAATGCGTTTGAAATGTTGTATAATAATCTGAGAACGCAAGAAACAATTTCATTCTGGAGTACATCTTATATTCGCGGTGTCACTCTTGATAACTGCATCATTATTGTTGATGAATTTGCAAACCTTAACTTTCATGAACTTGACTCTATGATCACTCGTGTGGGTCAAGATGCTAAGATTGTTTTCTCTGGTGATGTTTCACAATCCGACCTTGTGAAACAGAATGAAAAGAATGGAGTCTTAGACTTCATGAAAATTCTAGAAACCATGGAAGAGTTTTGTTGTGTTGAATTCGGTGTCGATGACATCGTTCGTTCTGGTTTAGTCCGTAGCTACATTATTAGTAAATTGAATCTAGGTTTCTGATGTTTAAATTTGTTGATCTTCCTGTTAAATTATTACAACTTGAGTCTATAGATAGAGATGGACAAAGATTTTATCCTGTACCCAGTGGTAAATTCTACCCTTCAATTACCACTGTAACGTCCTTTAAGAAAGCAGCATTCTTTAAGGAGTGGAGACAACGTGTAGGTCCTGAAGTTGCAGATAGGAAGACAACAAGAGCAACAACTAGAGGCACAGCATTTCACAGTATTGTTGAGGCATATTTAAAAAATGAGTCTATTGATCCTACTACTGTTGATCCTCTTCCTTTCACGTTATTTCAAGTTGCGAAACCTTCTCTTAATCGCATTAATAATATTCATATTTTGGAAGGGTCTCTTTATTCCGATTACCTTAGCGTTGCTGGTCGTGTTGATTGTATTGCTGAATTCGATGGCGAGCTTGCTGTAATCGATTTCAAAACCTCGGACAAAGAAAAGAGAGAAGAATGGATTGAAAATTATTTTGTTCAAGAGACTGCATATGCTGCTATGTTTTTTGAACGCACTGGATTACAACCTAAAAAAATTGTCACTATTATTGCAACTGAAGAAGGTCATTGTCAGGTGATTGTGAAAGACAACCTAGATTATTATTTTACATTATTAAAGGAGTATATCGATGCTTTTACTAGAGGTAGGGTTAATGCATGATAGAGTAGAAGATAAATTTCTAACTGCTGCTAAGTTTTCTGAAACTATAGAAAAAATTGTCAAAGACTCTGGGGGGTTAGTAAATTATATTGAAGCTATCGTTGCTTATTGCGAAGAACATCAAATTGAATTTGAGACAGTAACTAAATTAATTTCTAAACCACTTAAAGAAAAAATTAAATACCAGGCTCAGAACCTGAATTACATGAAGAAAACTTCCAGAGGAATCCTGCCACTATGACTGGATTTGAAGTTTATCAGATGTATCTATCGCTTAAACTTCACTTCACTAAAGATGACTATGATTACTTCCGATTTAATGGGAAGACTAGAGCAAGTCAAGCATCGTTCGACAAACGAAATGATGCTTATTTCTTTAAGAAACTTGCATCTAAGTATGAACGTGACAGAATAGAAGAGTATTTCGTATCAAACTTTGTAAGTGATAACAAAGGATACATTAAAGAAATCATTCGACCATTAGGAGAAACAACCTATCGAGAATGGAAAAAGAAACGACAGAGTTTCCTATATATTTTTAGAGAGGAATTGTCTGTCTTACTAGACAATATTGAATCTCCTTACGAAGACAACTTTGACGGTTTGTTTACTTGTTCAAAGGGTCGTCATCCAATTATTCTTACATCCTATTTGAGGAAAGAGATAAGTGTAGAAACCTTAATTATTTTTGACACATGTTTAGGATATGTTAAACGATTAGATAAAACGTTAACAGATCCAGTTTGGAAACAAGTTAAAACTCAAGTAATAAAGTATGCTCCCTTTCTAAGTATTGATTGTAAAGAATATAAGTCAATCATATTAAAGACTGTTAGAGAAAAGGTATGAGCTTTTTTAATTCTGAAATCGTTCAGGAACAACTTCAATCAATTTACGACAACTATCTAGAACTGCAAAAAAATGCAGAAGCAATTGGCGAAATGCCAAAAGATAAAGCAATTAAACACATAGAAAAAACAAAGGCACTCATTGAGAAGCAAAAACTTTTCTATATTAGACTTCAATTATCTTCTTGTGAAGACGAAGATGCAGCTGATATGAGACATCGTATCGACTTAATTACCAACATGTTTGGATACAATACTTTGTCAGAATCTCTTGACTCTATGACAAAATATTTGGACAACGTGCGGGCATCGCTTGACAAGGTGGAATAAATAGAGTATCATACCTTTGTTGGTATGATCATCCAACAAATACAATTAATACGGAGAATACAAATGTCATTTGCAACCCTCAAAAAACAATCCAATTCAGTTTTTGAGAAACTGACTAAAGAGGTCGAGAAGATTTCCAATCCTGAAAGTAGTTCTGGTGTTGACGAACGCATCTGGAAACCAGAAATGGATAAGTCAGGTAATGGTTATGCAGTTATTCGATTCCTGCCTGCCCCTGATGGAGAAGACATTCCCTGGGCCAAGGTGTGGAGTCATGCGTTTCAAGGTCCTGGTGGTTGGTACATTGAGAATAGTCTCACCACCATCAACAAAAAGGATCCTGTTGGCGAAATGAATCGTCAACTCTGGAACAGTGGTAGTGATGCAGATAAGGAAATTGCTCGTAAACAAAAGCGTAAACTGAGTTACTATGCTAACATCTATGTTGTGGAAGATCCTGCACATCCAGAGAATGAAGGACGAGTCTTCCTCTATAAGTTTGGCAAGAAAATCTTTGATAAAATCATGGCAGCAATGCAGCCAGAATTCAAAGATGAATCCCCCATCAACCCCTTCGACTTCTGGCAAGGGGCAGACTTCAAAGTAAAGATCCGCAAGGTGGATGGATACTGGAACTATGACAAGTCTGAGTTTTCTCGTCCTGGTACTCTCGGTCGTATGACTGATGACGAACTGGAGGCAGTGTGGAAAAAGCAGTATTCTCTGACTGAGTTCACTGCAGATTCTAACTTCAAGACCTATGAAGAACTTGAAGTACGTCTTAACTCAGTGCTCAACTCTAAAGCTCCTGCTCGTCGGGTTGATCAAGAGACTGAAGAGGATGAGATGTTTGCACGTCCTTCATCTCCCTCTAGTTGGAGTGAAGAGGTTAGCACCTTTCGTTCTAATGTGAGTACATCTGTTCCTTCTCTCCCAACTTTTAATAGCGAGGAAGAGGATGATGACCTAAGTTACTTTGCTCGTCTTGCTGATGAGGACTGAAACCAAAATCGCATGTTAAAAACCAATGGGGCGTTCAAAAATCGCCCCATTTTTTTTACTAAAAACGAAATGTTAAGAAATGTTAAAGATTATTCTAGGTCTGGATCTGATTCAGTATCAAATACTCTGGCCTTATAGAACAACTCGTCATCATCAGAACTATCTTTGATATCTTGAGATGTAATATCTGAACTGAACTGATATCTCAGTAACCTTTCCATCTCAGCAATAAAATCGTCGATAACAAATGGGTTGATCAAATATATTGACCGCTTTTCTTCATTTTTAGTATACTCATATTCGTAATTCGATACTGGTCGTATTAAATTATCACCACTAATTATAGTTCCATTTGGCAGAGTAAATTTGTAGTCTATGTCTACAACTGTTCCTTCTGCAACTACTTCAATACCCTGATATTCTACTTTCTTAGTTACGTAATAATAAAGTCCTTCTATATTTGTTCCATATTTTTTCCTGAAGTAGATATCAAATTCATCATTTGATTTAGGCCATTGGGAATATACATTGACAATATTATTTGTTAATAATATTACCCATTCATATTTTGGAGAACCATATATGCGTTGTGAGACTTGATATGGTTTGTCATCTCCAAAAATCACATACTTTTCAAAAGTCAGAACTGCCTTGTTCTTCGAAAAGTCCATTGTAGTTCTTCTGAAGATATTCTTCATCACTACATATTCTTGGTCCCAAGTATTCTTAGAACCAGGATATCCAACCCTTATGTTTGGTACAATTGAAAAGTAATGTTTATCCTGTGCCATATTTAGAACCCAGATGCTGCGTCTTGTGCGGTTACATATGCAACCTCTTTAAATGTTGTATCAATTTGAACTGCTGGAACGAATTGGTCATTTGTAGTTACATATCCCCCATCTGGTGTATATCCAACATTAAAACTTTCTAAGATACAGTCTTTGAATTTATATACATTCTGTAGCTCACCACCAGTCGTAAATGAACCACCAGAATAATTAACTCTTTTCATTTTTAGACGGAATCTGTTTGGTACGGAAAGATATCTACCAGCAGCGCCAGATCCGTAGGGAGATGCACCAACCGTAGAAGCAATGGATCCAGTTGGAGCAGCTGGTGTTGCGCTTGATGCTTTGTCACCTGTAGCAGTTGCAGGTTTGAATGTACTACTAGTAAAATTTGGTAGCATATTCGTTTTGAAAAAATTAATAATATGATTTATCTGTATTGCTTCTTGTTTATTTCTGGCAACCATTTTCCACTGGAATGGGTGAGACCTAAATGTAATCCCAGTAAAAATTTGTTCTTCAAATGGGTTGAATATTTTTCCCTGAGTCACTGCAGATAAAGCAGATCCTGAGACCTGACCACCGACACCTATGGAACCAGCTAGATTTTCTGCTCCCTTTGCAATGTTATTGAACAATGCTTCTGGTGATGATGCCCCAGCAGCGGATTGGATAGCTGCAACAATTCCACCGTCACCTGTTGTCCCTAGCATTTCTGCAGCCATTTTTCCAGCGATACCAAATGCCATGTTAGAATAATTTGCTTGATATGAAACACTTAAATTTTGTGGCATGTACAAAAATACACTATCACCTTCCTTACCTTGATCTTTAATTGCTGATGCACCTGCTGCCCCAGCGTTACTTAGTACGGCACCTTTATCGTATGTAATTTCGACCGCAGTAATTTGTAAGAAATCAATAAATGCTGTTGGAAAAGAAGAACCAGGATTGAATAGACCTCCTAATTCAGCTGCTCCTGCTCCATCGGCTCCTGTGACTGGTGGTTGTATTGGATAATAGAAATTTGCCATTTAGATTTTTAATTCCTTCTCGGTTAATATGATAAATTCCCACATATGATCATGACAAAATTCTTCTGCTGCTTTCCATTTAGCTTTATTTATAGCATAAGTTACAACTTCATTAATATAATTTTTTGTGTTTCTTTTTTGTGTCGGTGGTTCAATAGTTTGCTTGAAGGGTTTAACTTCCACCAAGTATTTTTTCACATTACCTTGTTTGTTTTTTACCTTAATAAAAAAATCAGGAAAATATCTATGCCGTTTGCCATCTGCAGGAGAGATGTAAGGTATGTGTAATTCTTCACTACCCCACTGTAAGATATTGTCGTTGGTATCACAGTATTTCATAAACTTAAGTTCCCATGAAGATCTAAAGATAATGTTTTTAGAATCTCCCAAGTATTTACCAGGATTTGATGGGGTGTACTTTCCTTTATACGACATAAATAATATTAATCATAGATCTATTTATCGATGACCGTATCAGTAACAAGTTTGTCGGGTGCAAATAGTTTCCAAGGATTTAGATCTTTGACGCAACGACATCCTCCTTCGTATAACAATCTATATTGGGTTAGATTTCGTAGGAAGCCTAATGTGCTGGCAGGAAGTGATTTTAATGGTTACTTCAACAATGGTGTTACAAGTGGTCCAGGTCACGATAAATCTAGATTGTTGACTTACTATGCAACTGATGTAACGGTTCCCAGCAGACAAATCACAACTGGAGAAATAAAATCTGTCGGATCACAATGGAAATATCCAACAGGTACTTCATTTAGTGAGATCAGTATTCAATTTATTGTTCCTAGAACTTATTTCACGAGGACTTTCTTCGAAAGATGGATGAACTACACCGCCTCAGATGCTGGGCAGTATGTATCATGGTATGATGATGCGGTATGCACATACCTAGATATTTTTAAATACGAACGTGGTGGAGTTAAACCATATAACATTGCAGCATATACGAGTGGTAGTCTTGCTGCAACTACTGGATCACATCCAGGATCAGTAAGTTGGAATAGATGTGTAGGATCATGGACTATGCAAAATGTATATCCATTTAATATTAGTAGTATGCAGTTACAATCTGGGCCTGCTGCTGCTGCTACAATGGAAGTATCATTCTACTTTGAGAGATATCGCTTCTTTGTTCCTTCAGAGGCTTCGGTACTTCAATATGAGACGCCTGCAACTGTTGTAGGATCAGCAGGTGTTAAGGCATCAACCGCTGCTCTCAGTGCTTCTCTCGCAGCTGGACCTGCACCAACGACTGGAGGTACTCCTACGCTCATCACCACTGGCGGCCCTGGTGGCGCTGGCACTCCAACAGTTAAGACTGTACCCCCTGCATCACCAGCAGGAGCGACACCTTCAAAGTCTGGTCCATAAAAGTAGATAAATAAATTTATAATATATTATTGCAACTGGAGTAATTATGCCTTTACCTAAATTAGTGGTTCCTGAATATGAATTGGAATTACCATCAACCAAAGAGACAGTTAAGTATCGCCCATTTCTAGTTAAGGAGGAAAAATTACTCCTCACTGCTATGCAATTGGGTGAAGAAAAAGATATGATGACTGCTGTTAAGACTATCATTAAAAATTGTACTAACTTAAAAACAAGAGTAGAAGAATTATCTACCTTTGATATTGAATATGTCTTTCTCAGAATTCGTTCTAAGTCTGTTGGTGAAGTCTCTAGAGTTGTAGTTACTTGTCCTGATGATGGTGAGACAACGACTGAAATTGATATTGATTTGGAAGCAATTCAAGTAGTTTTCCCAGAAGGACATACGAATAAAATTGAATTGACAGATGATATTGGTATTATTATGAAGTATCCTTCATTGGATATGTTTATCAAACTTAATTTCACGGGTGAAGACATTACTGTCGATAACATGTTTGAACTATCTGTATCTTGCATGTCTCAGATCTATCAAGGTGAAGAAGTATATGATTGCAGAACATATTCCAAGAAAGAAGTTATGGAATTCCTTGAGGGTTTGAAAAGTAGTGAGTTTGCAAAAATTCAAAACTTTTTTACCACTATGCCTAAACTAGAGCATGAAATTGAAGTTGAGAACCCCAATACTGGAGTGACAAGTAAAATCAAACTGGAAGGTCTGGGAAGTTTTTTCGCATAGCCCTACTTCATGCTACATTAGAGAGTCATCTCGAAACAAACTTTGCGTTAATCCATTATCATAAATGGTCTTATAATGATTTAGAAAATATGGTTCCATGGGAGAAGGCATACTATGTTGATAAACTTCTTGGTCACCTAAAACAAGAAGAAGAAAGATATAAGAAACAACAACAAGCAGCCAAAGGTCAGCAGAGTCTCTAATGTCACGTATCAAACCCTATAAGTACGTTAATCCAAACATGATTACTGCTATTAAAGCAAGTAATAAAATGGATATGTCTAAGGGTGGGGCAACCATTATTGCCGCAGGCAAAAAAATAACGGGTCCTTCAGATAAAAAGAAGACAACGGGACAGGCCGAGGGATCTGCTGCTGTATCGATGGGTCGTGCAACCCTCCTAAGTTTTAATAGGATTGGTGGTTCGATAGAATCGCTTGGCCGAGTTCAGGCACAGTTCATTAAAACATTAACTTCTGAGAAGGCATTCATTACTCAGCAAGCAGAATTTAGAAGAAGACAGCAACAAAGAGCTAGAGATCAAGCAGCAGAAGATTCTCAAGAAAATAATAAGTTAAAACCAGTTCGTGAACAAACAAAAAAACAAGTTGAGAAAACTAAAGAAAAGGGATTCTTTACTCAACTTATGGAAAAAATCTTTGGACCATTTAAAGGTATTGTTGAGTTTGCCTTAAGAGCATTTATAACACAATCGGTTTTAACATGGATAGCAAATCCTAAAAATGGAGAAAAGATCCAGGTATTTATTAATACTTTAAGTACAGTATTTAAGTTTATATTTAATATTGCATATAAATCAATTGATTTCTTCCTTACAGGAGTATCAAATATTTTTGGTAATGGTGAAGCAAAGGGGTTTGATAGATTCAAGCAGGTCATGCTTGGACTTGGACAAGTCCTGATTGGAATTGCAGGATTCAAAGCCCTTTCATATCTAAATCCATTCAATCTAGTTAAAGATTTAGTAAAACTACTGGATTGGTTTAATGTGTTTGGAAACAAACCAACACCTTCTGCCCCACCTGCAGCAACTCCAGGCGGAGCACCAACTCCAGCTGCTAAACCAAGGGCAGCAGTACAAAAAATTGCATCTGAATATGGTGATGATGCTGCAAAGTATTATGATGATTTAATTTCACGAGGAAAAAATCCAGTACAAGCACTTACTGCTGTAAGGAGTAGGTTTAAAAAACTTCCAGTAAAACCAAAGGGTCCTCTTGGTCAATTTGGTGATTTAATGGAGACTTGGAAGAAGAAAGCGGCAGGTGGACTGGATAACCTGAAGTCTGGTGTCATGAAGGGATGGGAAAATGTTAAGATGCTTGGTGGTAGCATTACCAAAGGTGTAAGAGATAAACTGGCATCATCTACTAAGTGGTTTCAAGAGGGTGTCAGTAAAAAATTAACACCAATTGCTAAGTCTGCGTATAATTTACTAGAGAAGAAAGGTATAATTTCTGCTGCAAAGAAAGCAGGTCAATCTGCTAAAAATGCTATTACAAAAATACCTGGTTATGATAAAGTAATGAAAAAGGTCGCCCAGGAAGGTGGCGAGAAAATGCTTAGTAAGCTTGGTGGAAAAGCAATTCCAATTATCGGTGGACTAGTAAACCTTTATTTTGCTTATGATAGATTAAAATCTGGTGATAAGTCTGGTGCTGCCCTTGAAGCATTATCTGCTATTCTAGATCTATCTGGACTATTTGGATTTGTTCCTGGTCCATTTATCTCTTTGGCATTGGATGCATATCTATTTGGTAGAGACTTTTTCCCTGATGTAGTTAAGAAAGAAAACGAATTTCTTGATAAGATCATTGGTGGAATCATGTCTCCACTCAAGTCTATCCAAGATTCACTACCAAAGATTCCTCAACTAGAAACTGGTGGTGTCATTAACAAACCCACTCTTGCCTACTTGGGCGAAAATGGACCAGAAGCAGTTGTTCCTCTTGGCCAAGGTGGCGGCGGTAATAAAAAAACACAAGCAACACTCATGGCTGCAATGCTGGGATCCTTGGAGGGAATGGGTCCTGGTGCAGATGTTGCCAAACAATTATTAGGTGGTGATCTTAATAAGATCAAAGCAGAACTAGGATTGGGCATGGTTGGTGGTGTGGGCAGCGGAGAGTCTATTTCTAAAACGGTTGATAAAGTTGGTGGAATGGAGGATCCACTATCTCAACAAATTGGTACTAAAGCTCCCTCCTTTAGGAAAACTAATAAACCTGGTAATGCACCAATGACCTTAAGAGGTCAATTAGCAAACGTATTAAGCGTATGGGCCTTATTAGCAGATTCAGACCTCAAGAAAGGTATGGGCGGTGGTGAGGGCAAAGCTGGCGGAGGTGACGGCAGCAGCGGCAGCAGCGGCAGTGGGGGTGATCGCGGCCGCGGTGGTGACACCTCTGGTGGTAATGCAAATATTCAACTTTCAGGCAGTGGATATTTGCCGCTCATGATTGAAACTATGAATAAAGGTGGCATTAAAAATCCAAATGAAAGAATCATGTTTATGGCTCAAGTTGGTCATGAATCAGGTGAAGGTAGATACATGGAAGAAATTGCTTCTGGGGCTGCATATGAAGGTAGGAGCGATTTAGGTAATACTCAACCTGGGGATGGAAAAAGATACAAAGGAAGAGGATATATTCAAATTACTGGACGTGCTAATTATAGAACTTATGGTCCTAAAGCAGGTGTTCCTGACGCAGAACAAAATCCAAAGAAACTAGCAGAACCTAAAAATGCAGCAAAAGTTGCCTTAGCATATTGGTTGGCTAGAGTTAATAGGGGTGCTGCGGCTAAAGGTATGGCAGGTATGAATACTGTGACCAAAAATATTAATGGTGGATTGAATGGACTTAAAGATAGAATATCGAAATATAAAAAATATGAAAATATGGATGCTATTAAAAAAATGGCTAAAGGTGGACAATTGTGGAAGAGTCTTCATGGTATTGAGTCTAGTCAAACTAAGGCAGATTCGCCACCCAAAAATGCAGCAAAGTCGGCTCCAGATAAAAAACCAGAAAGGTTTGCTTTAGGTGGTAATTATAAGAACGGCCAACTACCAGCGTCTGCATTAGGATCAATCAGAGGTGGTGGTAAATTGAGAAAGGAAGTTGCGCCACAATTTAATAAGATGTGGGATGATGCCAAAGCAGCAGGATTTAATTTAGGATTGACTTCTTCTTATAGATCGTATGAGGATCAAGTGAGAGTATATAATGAATATGGATCACCTAGAGCAGCAAAACCAGGATCTTCACCACACTCATGGGGATTAGCAGTTGATTTGAGTTGGCCCAATACGAAAGGATATATGTGGTTAAGAAAAAATTCTAAGAAGTATGGTTTCAATCAAATACCTGGTTTAGAAACTGACAATCCAGGTGGATTTGAGGCTTGGCACTGGCAAGTTGGTACTGGACGACCATCTGGTGCCAGTGTCACAAAGGTCGATGGGTCTGCGCCCTCAACTGAATCAGATTCATCATCTAGTGGTGATACTGGAGGAGACAGTACAGGAAGTACTGGATCTGGGGGAGAATCTGACGCAAATATTCTTGCGGAAATGGAGAGATCATTTAATGCCCTAAATCAAGGTCTTTATGGTATTGAAGCACCTAAAACAACTCCTGCTCCTGCAGCAGGTGGAACTGGAACACCAGCAGCAAAACCAGGAGCACCAGCACCAAAACCAGCACCTACTACTAATCCCCCTGGTGCTCTAGCACCAGGTCAAAGACCAGATAAGGCACTGACTAAAGAACAGTTTGCTATTGCGAAATTAGCAAGGGAGCAAGCAAAAGCTCTTAAACTTTCTGGTATGGATAAAGAGAAGTTTGTTGCACAAGCAGTGATGAGTGGCGGTACGAATTTATCTCAAGCATCACTTGATAATCAAGTCAGCAACACAGCGGCCTCTGCAGCAGCATCTGCACCAGCAGTAGTTCCGTTTCCAATAAATAATGGTGGAACAGGTACGACTATCGTCAGCGGTGGTGGAGGACAGGTAATGAGACCTGCTCAACCAATTTCAAATATATTTAAATAATATGGCGTTTTGAACCCGCGCCAAAAAATCATGAAAAAAGAATGTTAAGAAATGTTACAAAAATAAATGGCAGTTAACATCCCCACTTCTAAACCCAAGACCATCCTGTATAAGATGGTTACCGTGCCAAAGGTTAAAGTTACACCTCAGAATTCGGCTACGGTAACTTCTTATAAGGCTTTTACTACGGGTTTGAATAGATTAGGGGCGACAATCAATTCAATGATTGTTTTGCAACAAAGGACTAATGCCGCCTTAACAGAATCGTTAAAACTTAAGGTAAAAGAGGCAGAAAACGCCAGAAAACAAGCAGATAGAGCTAAATTTGATAAGAAAGGTGGCGGACTAGGCAAATTAGCAACAAATGTTGGTGTAATGGCAGCTTTTGTTGTCAAAGACTTTTTTGAAAGTATAGCGGGTTTATTTGGAGGAATTCTAAAGGCAGTTTTAGTACAAGGAATATTACAATGGTTAGCGAATCCTGCAAATAGGGAGAAATTAACTGTTATATGGAATGCGATGGTGGGATTCTTTAAATTCCTTTGGAATTTTATAAGTACCTCGGTAGGAAATACACTCAGTGGTCTTTCCGACATGTTAAACTCAAATAAGAGTTTTTGGGAACGATTGAAGGGGTTTGGAACATTTTTAGTTGGTTTAGGCGGATTACTTTTAACATTTACATTCCTAAAGAAACCATCATTATTATTAGGTGGTGTTAAATTCGTTTTAAAAACAATTTGGGATTCTGTATCTGGTCTTATTTCACTGTTAGGGAAAAGAAAAGGTAAGTTATCTCAAACTCCAGGTGCTGCCCCTCGTACCCCTGGTGGTAAACCTGGAAGTGCTCCTCCAGGTCCAGCAGCAGCACCCAGAGGAAGGGCCGGAGCCATCATGAAGGGTATTGGCGCTGTCTCTATGATTGCGGCTCCACTCGTTGTGGGTGGAATACTGGGGCAAGGTGAGAATGAATTCACGAAAGCTAGAGATGGATCTGCTCCTACAGAGGGAGTTCCAGGACCAACTCCTGCTCCTGCTGTTGATAAGACTACTCCTCAAGCAAAAGATGGGGGTATTTTTACTAGACCAACACAAGCTATTGTTGGTGAAGCAGGACCAGAAATGCGAGTACCACTAATAAGTGGTGCTCAAAACGCCATGAATTATAAAAATAATGGTATTTTGCCTTTGCCTGGCGGTGGTGGTGGACAACCAGATAGAAAACAAGCAGAAAATCTTTCGAAATTATATCAAGCACCATTTAAAGGTATTGGTGCGGCCATTCTTGCCAATATGGGAGCAATATCTCCTAATGTTCCAGGACCAGTTTTAAACACCCTTGTTGCTCCAATCGCAAACTCTTTTGGCGTACCTGCTGCTATTGTTAGCAAATTAGTAGGTAAGAAAGATTCTGATGAAAAGAAGAAAAAGGGAGTAGGTTTTGGTCAAGGAAGACGATCATCTCAAGGTAAAAAATTTCAACGAAAAGGTGATAATTCTGTTCTAGGTCTCTTAACTGATATTGTTGGTGCTGGCCAAGTCATTAATAATAAACTTGGTGTGGGTGAAGATCATACTGCATCTGGTGGTGGAGGATCTCCCGCACCAACATCCAAACCTCCAGATACCACTCCAGGAGAAGGAGCAAAAGAAGATTCTGCTGATGCAGGATCTACATCTGCTGTTGAAGCTGCAAACCAAGGAAAAGGAAGTCAAGATCTCAGTAAAGGGGAAAGTAAAGGTGCTTCTGTAGCTACACAACAGGGGCAATCATCTGATCAAAGAAGAAAGATGGATTCTTCTAATAAGGCAGCAAATAGGAAAAAACTCCCATTCAAAGGCCCCGATGGAGTAACAAACTATGAAGTTCTACTGAACGTAACTAATGGAGATTATGAGGTATATAAACATAATGGATTTATATGGCAGCGATTGAAAATCGATGGGGATAGTAATACGTTACAGAAACAAAAAGCATTTAATCAAGTAAGAGCATTCTACATTAAACACGCTCAACAGCAAGGATTAGCTTTAAATTATATTACAGAAGAAGATGTTAAGAGAAGACAAGACTTAGTTAAAAAATATGATGCCGAAGCAAAATCAAAAGGAGTAGATACTACTGCACCACCAAGAAATAGAAGAGATAACGTGGGGAGAGCAGCTGGCGGATGGATTAGTGGTCCTCAATCTGGATATCCAGTTTCTTTGGATGGTGGTGGATCGACTTCTTTCATAGGTCATGGTACAGAATGGGTTGGATTTAAAAAAGCGATGGGAGGAAAAACTGGAACTGATGCTTTCGTGGTTCCCTTCGATACTCCAGCAACTAAAAATAATCCTGGACTAACTGGATCTAGAATGCGTCAAGCAAAATCTGGTGGATATGCTATGCCTAAATTTTCTGCTGGAGGAAAGGCAGAACAAGAGAAATTGAAAAAGAGTGAAGATTTTGCCAGCGGCGATGGAAGACCCAAGAAGAAGGCTTCTGCAGGTGGAGCAATTGTAGAAGGAGCTAAAAAAACAATTGGATATGGAAGAGGAGTTGGGGATCAATGTGCAAATAGTACTAGAGCTGCATTAAGAGCTGCTGGATCGACATTTGCAGGAAAAGTTACAAAAAAAGGAGATCTAGACGCTGAAGGAACAAAATATAATGGTCCTGGATTTGCTGCTTCTTTTGCAGGATCTGATATGGGTACTGTTATTAAATCTCCTGGTGCCCTAGAACCTGGAGATATTGTATTATGGAAAGGTGGAGGTGGTTATGGCCCTGGAGCAATAACTCATGTTGGAATTAAAGGGGAAGGATCATCGTTATATCATCATGGTAGAAAGGATGGATTCAGAAAAACTAGTATGTATACTAGTCATGGTGGTCAATCATTTAAAGCAGGCATTAGACTGGGAGGTGCTGTGGGCGCGGTAGGTTCTGATCCTAGCAATCCAAGCGCACCAGCAGATCCCGCTAATCCTAGCGATCCAAACGCAGCAGCGGGTGGTAGTGCGGATGTGCTTGCCGAGATGGAGAGATCGATGTCGGAGTTAAAGGTTATGATGGGTGTAAATCCAGCACCAGGAGAGGCCCCAGCTCCAGCGGCCGCTCCTGGTGCTGGATATGGATCAATGACAGCAGCAGATGTTGCTGCTTCTGCTGCTGCATTTAAATCTGGGGCAACCGCCTCAGTTTCTCAAGCAACTGCTAATACTGCTGCGGCAAAAGATGGAGTGGCCGCTGCTGCAAAACAAGCAACTACAGTTGCGGCCGCTGGTGCTGCAGCTCAACTCGCCAATAAGGCAGCAGCGACTGGACAAAATGTTATGACAGCTCCGCCTGCACCACCCATTGTTCTTCCATCTGATCCACCTGGAAAAGATATATGTTTATTTTGGCCTGGAACAGGTTTAATGAGTTTTAATGTAGGATTTAGGTAGGTATAACTATGGCAGCAGGATCAACTTCGAACAATATAAAACTACGTTCGGCAAAATTTGAAGCTAATTCAAAAAAATCTGATGATTTCCAGAAACTGGTCACAGAAATTCAGATCATTGAATCAATTGATTCTCCCGCTATGAGAATGAGTATTGCAGTAGATGACTCTACTGGAATGATTAATTTGATGAGAGGTAGTGAATTGATTGAAATCGTCCTTGAGGATGGTATAAACAATAAGACATATACTTATAAAATGAGAATTTATCGTCTGGGCCCACGACTTAGATTTCAGAAAAATGACAAATATGTACTCGAAGCAGTATCTAATGAGTTTTTAATGAATGAAACTACTGTTATAACGAAATCATTTAAGAATAAAAAGGCTAGTGAAATTGTTAAAGATCTGCTGAAAGACACCCTAAAAACTAATAAAAAGAACTTTATTGAGAAAACAAAAGATAAAATACAATGCGTTGTTCCTAATTGGAGACCATTTGATTTCTTTAACTGGTTAGGTATGAGATCAGTTCGAGATGAAAATACTGAACAAGCTGGATTTATATTTTGGGAAAACTTTAAAGGATTTCACTTTAAATCTTTGGATAAAATTATCAAAGATTGTAAAGCTGGAACTGGACAAGACAAAGTTTTTAAATATACATATGGTGAAAAAAATACTACTAATAGTACTGCAGCAGACTTCTTTGGAATTCAAATGGTACAATATCCCAATGCATTTGATTCCCTGCTGGGTGTAAGAAATGGACAATGGGCTGGTGCATATTGCACGGTATCTCTTGATTTTGCTGAAAATAGTAAGTTCCAATCAGCAAATAGTCCTGAAATCCCATTTAAAGGTAAGTATTGGAATGTCATAGAGATGTATGCTAAACAGACACATCTTGGAAGTAAAAAACCATTTTTAGACGACGATCCACAAATTAAAGGATTGATGAACTCTGTTAGAAGAATACGTTATAGACCAAATCAACTTCATTTATGGGATGATGACACAACAAAAACTGCTTCTCAGGGTAAATTTCCAGAAAGAAGTCAGGAAACCGCAACATATGTTTTCTGTAGGAAAATTACGTTTGAAACCATCAAATTAAAAATTATTGTACCTGGCAACTTGGCATTACATGCTGGAGAAGCTGTTGATGTGGAAATCCCAGATCCCTTGGCAGAAAAGGGAAAAGTTGAAAAAGATAAAACATATAGCGGTCGATATGTTATTGCTGGTGTCAGACATAAATATTCTGGTGGATCAGCAATGACTAGTGAGTTAGAATTAGTCAAAGATTCAATTGACTAAATACTCATAATGTTCACTAAAATACTTTTAATGGAAACTATTGATAGCCATATAGAGCATGATAAAAGAGTCTTAGATGACCCCCAAATATCTCCTCAATCTCGTAGACACACTGAGGAAGAATTGAGGGCCCTAGAAATTTATAAAGAGCATCACCCTGAAGATGACCATGATCCAACGTCACTAGAGTTATTCTGTGATGGTCATCCAGATGCAGTAGAATGCAAAAAATACGACATTTGACAACCTCTCCTCTTTCTGCTATGATAACGGAGTTCTTGAGTTGCCTGCTTGGTCGATGGTCAAACAAAGATCAAGCATTCAGTAACCCAACACGCTATTCTTGGATTCTCAGTTCTTGGGATGATGTCGGTGAAGGAAAAATTCTCTCTAAGCAGTGGTATCACTACATGGGAGAAGATAAACCCTACCGAGAAAAGATTAAAACTTTTATTGAAACAGAATCTGGAATTTTAGCTCAAACTTGGGATATTGATGGCACTCGGAACAATTTATGTGATATGCATATCACATTATCCAAAGGGGTTTGGATCGGTAAGAATCTTGGAACGGAGTGCATCATTAATGGTGCAACACTCCGTTCTGAGTTCGAACTACAACCAGGTCAATTTTTAACTCGTGATGCTGGATTTATAGATGATAAATTAGTCTGGGGTAACCTAGACTATTATCATTTCGGGCGATTAGCGCAGCGGTAGCGCAGTTGCTTTACACGCAATTGGTCGGCGGTTCGAATCCGTCATCGCCCATTGGTAATACCAAAAAATACTATGAGAGAATGAGTATTACCATTAGAGCCGAGGAAGGTGCCCGCTGAGAGGTTGGGTGTACCCCCCTTCTATTCGGATGTAGAGTTCAATCAATTTAAATGCAACAATTCCTTACAGTAACCCTGCCCCTTCTGGCAACGGTTACAACCAATGTGGCAACACTGCCTTCAGTGTTTCCTCCTCCCCCCGCGAGTGGTCCTCCACCATTTGCTATTATTCAAGAGGAGCCTACATCAAAGACAGCGACCAAAGAGGTTGCTCCCGAAAAACCTAAAGAGACAAGGTTAATTTGTAACGGGTGTTCACAATACGAAAACCTCGCTTTGGAATATTTCCAAGACAGAGGTATTAAAGACAGAAACGCCCTTGCTACCATTATGGGCAATATTAAACAAGAGTCTACTTTTGTTCCTAATATTTGCGAAGGTGGTAGTAGGACCAGTTACGGTGGTTGCTACGGCGGCTACGGACTGATCCAATGGACATCTGCCAACAGATACTATGGATTGGGTGATTTTGCTAAGAAGTTTGGTGGTTCACCATCATCACTTGAGACGCAACTTCGTTATCTAACAAATGAGGTCCAATGGAAAGACATTGAGGAGAAGATGAAAACTCCTGGTAAGTCTATCAATCGCTATATGGACTATGCGTATGATTGGATTGGTTGGGGCATTCATGGTGCTCGCACACATTATGCACATGAGTATGCTTCCAAACTGATCAAGGTAGAAGTTTAAAAGTTAAAGGGAGGTGCTGCAGACCCTCCCTTTTCTTGTATAAATATTTTGGATGAATTGATATTACGTATGTCTGCAAAATTCGATGCAATCTTAGATGAGCCTAGTGTAGACTTCGTAGGTAAAGATGGATTCTATTGGTGGTTTGGAGAAATTGTTATTAACGAAGACCCTCTCCAAATGGGTAGAGTAAAATGTCGTATCATGGGATGGTACACAGGGGTCAGTAATAAGTTTAAAGATGATATGCCAGATAATGATCTTCCCTGGTGTATTGTATTACAACCAACTAATCAAGCTGGCGTAGGTTCTTCTGGACAATCAGTGGGACAGTTGCAAAAAGGTGCAATGGTAATGGGATTCTTCCTGGATGGGGAAGAAGCACAATCACCAGTTGTATTTGGCGTAGTAAGATCAAGAAAAAAATCTGGCCAGGCTGATTCTAAAATTGGAATTAATTCCCTCTTTAGTAATGAGAAATATGATGCAACTGCTAATGCTGCCTTGAATAGTAGTGCAACAAATACAACCGATGGTGCCGGCCATACTGGTCCTCAAACAGGAGGAAGTAATCAGACTCCTCCTGGTCAAACAATCAGCCGTAACGATGCCAGTCTAATTGCTAGTGCAGTTGTAGGTGGCAGTAGTGCAAACCCAGGAACTCCCTCTCTGTCTGGTACAACTGCTGCAAATGGCGTTGCTGGTTCTGCAAATACCTTTGAAGGTACGATGAAAAGGATGATGGAGAACATTGGTATCGCCGCATCCCAAGTTAGACAGACTGGTGCGAACACATATCAAAGTATAATAAATGGGCAACCAGTCAACATTAGGGCTTTAGTAGGTACAGCAACAAACTTAATTAGTTCTGTTTTATCAGAAGCTCTTGCCGCAATAAAAGAACTGTTTTTGACTACAATTGCTACTGGATTAAAAGCACTAAAGATTGCAGGAATTTTCGGTATTCCATTTATTATAACCACAGCAATCCAACTAATTATTCAAATTGTTCTTAAGTTTCTTTGTGGACTTGACGCAAGTTGGTTGATGGGTATTCTCAATGCTCTAAGTCAAAGTTTAGAAAACTTTTTATTGTCGGTTCTTGGGGCAGCATTTGATCAATTAGCCTCAATTATACAATCTGCATTTGATGATTTGATCAATAAAATACTATGTGCAATTAGTGGTGCTTTGGATGCTATTCAAGCAGTCATTAATGTTATTGCTACAGCTGTTGCTGTAGCAAAAACAGTTGCAGACATCATGAAAAACGGCACAGCATTTTTCCAAAATCTGGAACAACTCACTATTAATGATTTAACCAGCATTACAAGTCTCCTTAGTTTAATCATTGGTCTGATACCTACTCAGTGTGATCGAAAGGCTCCAGGTGGAAATGATATCACAACATTTGTACCTTTTATGGGATCTACTACTTGCGATGTTTTAGATTCTAGTCCTATTGGTAGTCTTGGATCTTGTGGATCATTTAGTAGTTCTGGTGGTGGTGCTGCGGGCGGTATAGCCTCGGCCGCCAATGCTGTTCAAGCAATTATACAACAGGCGGATGCATATTTAACTACTGTAAATACATCAATAAGTGGTTTCAATGAAAGTCAATTTGGTACTCCTGGTCGTCAAGCAACGGTACAGAAATTTCCTAGTGGAGCTTCCTGGTGGAGTATCAAGAGCAATGATCAAGCATATAATAATTTTAAAGCAACACAGGATGCCAGGAAAGCAGGTAAACCAGCACCAACGACCCCACCAGTGAATCCAAATAATACTATTTTTGGTGATACTATCACATTTTCTGGTGCAACGCAAATAGAATCTCAAAAAGATTTCTTGTTAAAAAATATTGGTCAATTCCAACACAATGTTGATGGCAGTTACTTCTTAAAGATTGTTGGAAATCTTGATATTGAAGTTGGCGGAAGACTGGCATTGAAAGTCAATGGAGCACCCCAGAAAAAGACTCCAACGGGAGCGAATGCCTCTGGAGATACTAGTAAGCAATCCAAAAACCTTATTATTTTTGATAGTGATACAGAAATAGCAGGTAGAGGTAAAATTGAACTTCAAGCTACAGGATCTACTACTTCAGCAAAACCTGGAACAGACTTAAAAATGAATACAGATACCTTGAATCTGTCTGCAGGAGTAATCAACTTGAATGCCACTAACGATCTAAAATTAACTGCTGGTAATGCCATGTATGTTGAGACACCATCTTTAGTTAGGGCCATAAATGTACCAGGAGTTATTCCAAGGGCCAAAGCAGGTATTTTCACAATTATGCACGGTTCCTATGACATGATTATAAATCCCTCCGTTTCTGCTGCTGACGCAATACCTCGTTGCACCATTAACAATACCGTTGGACCTATTTCCTTGCTGTGCGGTGCTGGAGGTATGTTCTTTACCGTTGCTGCAGGTGGCCTAACTGCCACTGTAGCCGCTGGAGCAATGGCATTGACTACAGCTGCTGGTGCTGTCACAATCAACTCAGGCGCCGCCATGACACTTACTGCTGCAGCAATCATGACACTCACTGCAGCAACCATCAAATTGAATTGACCCCTTGACAAGGACCCTCGGCGGTGCTATGATAACTCTGCACAGGTTCAAACCAATTCTCTAAAAGCTCTATGAAGATCACTGCATTTTCCGAACTAGATCATGTTGTTCTAGATTTTACTAAACGTACCATTGAACTTCATGGTACTGATGGTGAATTTATATCTGAGTCTTGTCCTTTTAATGATAAAGGACGTATTCAGTTCGAAAATATGGTAGAATACTGCCAGAAAGTTCTTAAACCTGAACAACGTATCTACAAACTATGAACACACAAGTACCTGTAATTAATCTGTCAGAACTAGTAGACAACGCAGAGTTTATCTGTGAAGTCCTTGTTGGGAGAAATAGGATGTCATTAAGAGTGACCACTGAAGAGCATGGTGATTTCTTATTAGTTCCTGTAATTGAAAAAGGTCCTATTCCTGAAGATATTCTGCAAGACTTACAGGAGATGCAAAAAGCCATGGAATCTCCTGATATTGGACTTGCAGGTCCTCCTCCTCTTGACATGCCCTTCTGAGTCTGCTATCATACATTCATCCAGAAAACTGGTTTACGATTCAGCGGTCGAGAGATCGCTTTCTTGGGGGGGTGGTGAAATCGGTAGACACACCAGACTTAAAATCTGTTGGGCATTGCCCGTGGGGGTTCAAGTCCCCCTCTCCCTACCTAATAAATACATCGTGGCGAGGATATGTTTATGATAAGTTCATTAACTGTATTGGGTGGAGGAACCAGTGGACTTATTTCTGCATTGATGATTAAAAAATCATGGCCAGAATTAAAGATTACCTTAATTGAATCTTCTACTATTGGAATTATTGGTGTTGGAGAAGGCAGTACCGAGCATTGGAGTCGTTTTATGGCTCATATTGATCTTGATGTTTCCGACTTAATTCGTGAAGCTGGTGCTACTTATAAAATTGGAATTAAATTTAATAACTGGCATGGTGACCAAACAAGTTATTGGCATTCATTAGGTGAAGACTATACTAAACGGTGTCCTAATACTGGTTTGTATTATATGTTAATGGGAATGATTGGTGATAATAAAAACCAAAATGAAAGTGTTTATAAATTTTCTAGAGATAGTTATCACACTGAACCATTACATTTAAGCACAGCTCAATATCATTTTGACACATTTAAGTTAAATACTTTTTTACATAAAAAAGCAAAAGAAAGAGGTATTGAATTTATTGATACTGATATTGTAGATGTTGAATTAGATGAACAGGGATATGTATCATCTCTGATTGATAAAAATAATCAACGTTATTCTAGCGATTTTTATATTGATTGCAGTGGATTTAAACGTATTATTGGTACTAAATTAGGAATCAAATGGATTTCTTGTCAAGAAGAACTTCCAATGAATAGTGCCATGGCATTTCCCACTCCAGGTACTGATGATATTCCTAGTTACACTGAGGCCACAGCATTAACTTCTGGGTGGATGTGGCGTATACCAACTCAAGAACGATATGGCAATGGGTATGTGTTCTGTGATTCTTTTATTACAGAAGATAACGCACAACAAGAGTTGGAAAGTATACATGGTAAAGTAAACATCGGGAGAAGAATTAAATTTACTCCAGGTTATGTGAATAAATCTATGGTTAAAAATTGTGCTATGATTGGTCTTAGTTCAATATTTGTCGAACCTTTAGAAGCTTCTAGTATTGGTACTACAATTCAACAAATCTTTTTATTGATACCTAATCTATTTCATTTTTCTAAAGGAGATAAAAATCGAACTTCCGATATTTACAATCAACACATGGAGGAGATTAATCAAAATGTAATTGATTTTATTCAGTTGCATTATTTTACACAACGAAGTGATAGTGAATTTTGGAACTGGTGTAAATCAAATATAGCAATCACTGAATTTAATAGAGACACGCTAGAGTATTTTAAGACAAATTGGCCAAACCATTTACATTTTCCTAATCAATTGGCACTTTTTTCTGCTGTTAACTGGATTCAAGTTATGTGGGGATTGAGATTATTTGATTCTTCTGCAATTAAGTCTAAAATTCCATCATCATTAAGACCGTTGATAGATTCTCAAGAAAAAGAGATTGAGAAATGGGTATCTTCCGTTCAAACATTTTCACATAGAGAATCAATAGAGATTCTTAAAACACGTTACCCACAGATTTCCTATGCACTTTAAAGTTGGTTCTTTCGTCAAATGGGAACAAATTGAAGGTTATATTCGATTTGTTTGTGACCAATATATTTCTATTTGTGTCAATATATATGACGGAGATAATCACTTTGATTGTTGTGTGCTTTGTTACAATACTGACTGGAATAAAGTCACTGTTTATAAAGAAGTGACTCCAATTTATCCAATTAAACCATGCCTCCGTAGCTCAGCTGGATAGAGCAACGGTTTTGTAAACCGTAGGTCGTCGGTTCAAGTCCGTCCAGAGGCTTCATAAATACTAGGTACTAGTTGGATTACATCCGTGACAGAGCGGAGAACTTTTTTTGTAGAAACTCGAAATGACTGGAATCCTTTTATCTATCAAATGCTCAAATACATAGACAAATTGCAAGAGTATTATATTAGAACGGGAGATCCATTCTATGAAATCCAAGCACAAAAAATTAGAAGACTTGTAAAAGAACACAAACAACAAATACATCAATTGGAAGGATTTGACGGGCCGCCGTATTGATGCTATACTCAATTGTCCGTGTGAAGGAAGTGAAGGAACTAGAATTCTAGTTCCTTTTCTTTTATAAATAAATCTGAAGAACATCCCGAAGGTTTACTTGTGGCAGGAACCAAAAAAATATCTCAATTAGATAATTTAACCAATGATATTTTGACGGGTGAAGCAATTGTTCCCGTAGTAATTGCAGATCCCTTGACTCCTAATAGGAAGGCAAAGATCAATCAGTTATTCCGTGGCGTTTCATCAGGATCAAAATCTGCTCCTGGATTAGCTTTTGACTTGAATCGAACCACGGGTTTGTATCAAACTGCATATAATGAAATAGGACTTGCTTTTGGAACAGCAGGATTTTATTTAACTAAAATCACTGAGTCACAAACAAATACTGTGACTAACAAAATTCAAGCAGTTGATGATGTTGCTAACAATGTAAACATTATATTCCAACCAAAGGGTGCAGGAACTGTAAGTGTTCAATCTGGATCTACATTTAGATTGCAAGATACACAATTTGAAATCGCTGATGACGTGTCTTCTGCAAAGAGAGCACGTTTTGAAGTAAGTAATATTGGTACTGGTCTTAGAATCTTTGCATTACCTCTTGTTGATGTTGGTAATACTACAACTTTACTTGGTAGTGATACATCGCAAACGATTACTAACAAAACTATTCGTGTTAATGAAGCAAATTTCACTCTTCTTGATTCAACAAAAGAAGCCAAGTTTGGTATTGACTGGATTTTAACAGAGACAGGTCTCAAGACATACTTCTTACCTGATCCTGGCCCAGGAACTATACAATCTAATATTATTGATGACGTATCTACACAGACTCTATCAAATAAAACTTTAGTACAACCAAGTTTTGCTGTTAGTGCTACTAGTTCAAATAAAGCTTTGTTCGATGCATCAAACTTAACTGGAACCAGAACAGTTACTTTCCCAGATCTTAGCGTTACTCTGGTTGGTACTGACTCTACTCAAACATTATCTGCCAAGACCTATGTTTTTCCAGTCTTTGCGGATACCGCTGACCAGTCAAAGAAAGTAACTTTTAACCTAAGTAATCTTTTGACCAGTACTACGTCTGCATTTTCTTTTCCACTTTCAACACTACTAAATACTACTGGAACTTCGATATTAGTCTCTGAACTTGCTACTCAAACAATTAGTAATAAATTAATTAACAATCCAACTTTTGTTGATGTTGCTAATACAAATAGAAGAATACAAATTGATTTGTCAAACATCACCGCTGAAAGAATGATTCAGTTTCCAGACGGTGACGCTACATTACTATCTACTAGTAATGCTGGTTCACTTTCAAATATTGACTTTGGTGGACAGATCACCGCTCAATCCCTAGGAGGGAGATTAAGACTACAACAATACTTTATCGCAGGATGGTAATTTAAAATGCCCGCAGGAAAATTAGCTAGCGTTCTACCCGCAGCAACAACAAATACATTTCTTTATCGAACTCCTATTACAGGTGCAACTAGTTCTGTTTTAAGTGTTGTTAATCAAGCTTCAACGGCAGCAACGTACCGTGTTGGATTGAGAGATTATGATCAACTATTAACTCTAGATTCTTCATCATATAATTATCGTAGAGGAAATATTATTTCTTCGTATGTTGTACAAATTATCCCTGGAGTTACAAAACAATCTCTAACTGCTGGTACACTCGTTCCTGTTGCAACAACTGAAGCATTATTTAGATTTTTAGATGTTTTTGTGGATACATCAATTAAGGAAATTCCAACTAAAGCGGTATGTCTTGGAACTGTCGCTCTGACATCAGCTCCTTCAGGTGGAAGTGTTGATCCTGGTGAAACAATTACTGGAGCAAAAGGATTTACTGCAACTGCGTTTACATATAATACTCAAGGCGGTGCAGGATTTACAGCATCAATTCCAAAAGTCAGCGCATCAGCAACATCTGTATACCTTGCAAATACAGTTAATCCAGTTGCTGGAGATCTGCTTTGTATTTACGAACAATATTCACTAGAACCAAGTTTTGAAGTTGTTACCATTTCTGCAATCAACACAACTACAAATATTGCAACTATTGCTAGAGGTGCCTTAGGAACTACTGCTAAAAAAATTACTCCTGGATCAAGAGCAGCTCTACTAAAACCCACAGGAATATCTACAACATTATCTGCTGGTATTACGGCTGAAGATACATCTTTGACTGTTGCTAGTGCGACTGGATTAACAGTTGGCGACTATCTAAGAATTGGTAATGAATTGATGTTTATTGATGCTATCAGTGGTACTACTGTTACAGTAACAAGAGCACAATGTGGAACAACTGCAATTGTTCATTCTGGCGGCGCTACAGTTACCTTAATTAATGAAGATGGATTCCAGATCTTACAGTATTTTGATAGTGGTGAAGAACTCACAATCCAGGGCGGCGGTACTGCAACATTACAAGCATATTCTACCACACAAAATCCATTTGGACCAGTTGAAAGATTTGTTGTAGATGTAAATGAGAATGGCGTTTTTGAAGATCCTACTACAATTAGTTTAGATGTTGGTAGAACATATAGATTTCTACAAGATGATGCTTCAAATGCTACCAATACTGCAAGATTTAGAGCCACAGGTTCTACCACGGATTATACAACAGGAGTGACTGTAAATGGAACTGCAGGATCATCGGGAGCATATACACAAATTGTAGTATCAAATAGCACTTCAACAAACCTAGAAATATATGCTGGATCAAATGGTACAGTCACTAATTATGGATTTGCTCCATTTCCAGTTACTATAGTTACCAATCCAGTTTATAATAAAATTTTTATATATGACGTTGACGGAACTTTAGAAGCTGGACATTCATTCTCAACTAATACTGGTACGCAAGATGTTGAATTCTTCTATCCGGCTCCATATGGATATGTTCATTCATATAGTGGTACTACACTAAAAGTTTCTACTGGACCTAATTCTGCTTCTTGGCAGACTTCAATCACTACAACTATTACTGGTACAAGTGGACTCAAAACCGTTACAGTAGGTTCCGTTACTGGATTAGCACCTGGAATGTCAATTACAGGAACTGGTATTGCGGCAAATAACATAATCATATCTATTGCAGGAACCACGTTAACACTTGGTACTGCAAATACTGGAGCGGTTAGTGGTAATGGAACATTCAAATTTTTGTTCTATGATACTCCAAGAGAAAATGGATCCAATAGAAATTATGCTACGGTATCAACAGCAGGCTCTACTACAGATGTTAATAGTGAAGATTACATTGTCTATGATAAATCTGTCGCTGGTGCATCAGTAGATAAGCACACTGGTCTTGTAGTGGGCCCTGGTCAATCAGTTGTTGTATATTCAAGTACAGCAACAGTTGGATTTGTATTGGATGGATTTGAGGATAACACGGGAGACTTTGTTACCAACTTATATAACAGAACATAATATAGGAACGTCAGCAAATGTCATTAACAAGACTCAAGAATATTATTACGTCCAGAACTGGACGCATTATTTACGTCAACCCAGACGATTTCGATGCTTCGGATGCCATTGATAACAGAGGCAACTCTGCTTTAAGACCATTCAAAACATTGCAAAGAGCTTTGATTGAAGTATCACGATTCTCATATCGAGTTGGTCTTTCAAACGACGAATTTGATGCATTTAGCATCTACCTTTATCCTTCTGAATATATTATTGATAATAGACCAGGAGAAATTTTATATACAGAAATTCCACCCCTTGATGAAAATTCTAACTTTGATGTGACATCAGCATCAAACGTGTTGCATAAATTTAATTCTGTTGAAGGTGGTGTTATTGTTCCAAGAGGTTGTTCTATTATTGGATCTGACCTTAGAAGAACTAAAATTATTCCTAAATACGTTCCATATCCAACAACAAGGGCTTCATTAGGTATTACCACAATTAATGAACCAGCACCAACAAATATATTCAAAGTAACTGGTGGTTGCTATTTCTGGCAGTTCTCATTCTTTGACGGTGATTCAACAGGTGTTTATTATAAAGAGAATGATTCAGACACAATTCAACCAAACTATTCTCACCATAAGATAACTGCATTTGGATTTGCAGATGGTAGAAACAAATTAAGTGACTTGATTGCTAACGGAACAGTCAACCCAAACTTTGATATTAACTCAACAATTATTCCAGATCTTACTTCTAGAACTGATTTGGAAATTTATTATCAAAAAATCTCTAGAGCATTTACTTCTATTCCTGATACCTCTGGTACTCCATCACAAGACCAGATTCAACCAAGAATCGAAGAAAATAGAATCGTTGGTCCAATTTCTGATGAATTCCAAGTTCTACAAATTACTAGAAATGGACAAACAGCAACTGCTATTACTGTTGATGAATTAGGAAATCCTGCCCCTCATGGATTCTCTGTCGGTGTTAACGTTAATATTTCTGGTGTTACTGGTTCTACTGGCACTCAAAGTGAACTAGATGCTACACTTTATAATGGATCTTTTGCAGTTACATCTGCTCAAGGTAACGTATTTACTTATCAAATGGCTGATGAACCAACTGGAAACGCAGTTGGATCTAGTATCTTAGTTAAAGTTGAAATTGATACAGTTGACTCAGCATCCCCTTATGTTTTCAACCTCTCTCTCCGTTCGGTTTGGGGTATGCAAGGAATGCACGCTGATGGTAGCAAAACCACTGGTTTCAAATCGATGGTTGTGGCCCAATATACGGGACTATCGCTACAAAAAGATGACCGTGCATTTGTCCGCTATAACACAGCAACTGGATCTTATGATGAAGGTGGTCAAGGTGCTCACCTAGATGGTTCATGTAGATATAAGAAGGGGTGGAGACACTGCCACGTTAAAGCATCAAACGACGCATTCATTCAGGTCGTTTCGGTGTTCGCTGTGGGATATGGCGATCACTTCTTTGCAGATAGTGGTGCTGACATGTCCATCACTAACTCCAACTCTAACTTTGGTAATACTGCACTTAGATGTAAAGGATTTAAGGCAGAAGCATTTACAAAAGATAAGTTTGGAACCATCACTCATGTCATTCCACCAAAATCTCTTTCAGACGTAGCTGAGATTTCAGTTAACTATGTCAACATCGACATTCAAAGAACTAGAACAGTTGCTAACCCACAAAGATTGTATCTGTACGGATATACCTCTCTCACAGCACCGCCACCATTAAAGATACAAGGTTATACTATTGGTGCTAGACAAGATGGTATAGGAACATCTGCAGTTGCTGATAAAATTCAATGTTTACTATTTTCTTCTGGTCAAAATGTAGCAACAATTAAAACTGCTCCCATCAATCCATTTGGGCCATCAGTAAATGGTGCAGAAGTCAATACCTCTGCAAGTCCATTCAAGTTTGATACAAACACTTATACAATCAGTGGTGTTGCAAACAGCGTTGGTGGATGGTATATCCAAGTATCTAATACTTCTAGTGCTAACCAAATTTACACTGCACTAACAACAAACACTATTTACAACACTCTAGCATTTACTCCAACTTCATTTATCAAGAGAGTTCCTGATGCTCGTGTTCTAAAAGACAGAATTTATAGATTTAGATATGTTGTTCCAAAGGATTCATTCCCAATCCCAAGAGAACCTATTACGGGTTATGTAATACAACCTAGATCTTCTGAGGATGCAACTCCTTCTTTTAACAAGATTTATTACATCTATGAGATTGAAAAAATACAAGCATTTGATAAAGGTGTTGCAGATGGCATTTACTATCTAACTGTTCTCTGTGCATCTATTTCTCCATCAACATCAAACTTTGATGACTTTGTATTCTCTCAAAATGTAAATGAAGTATATCCTGCATTTGATAGAGATAATCCAAATTCTGACCCAACACACTCCGTCTCTGTTGCAGATAACGTAACGATTGGTTTAGTGTATGGAACAGATGGTGCTACTCCTACTCCAAATAAAGATACTAAGAGAAGCATTACAAAAGAGGCTACAAGATTCTTCCTAGCAGAATCAAACAATAACCTTGCTTGGAACGCAACTTCTGGTACATTGGGAGCATTTACTTTAACTTCAAGACTTGGTGATGCAGAAACTAGAAAGATTCCATTGAAGGTTGATACTGACAATGTAATGGTTCCTATTCAATGTGAGCTAAGAAGACACTCTATTCAACGTTCGGGTAACCATACGTTTGAATATACTGGTTTTGGCCCTGGTAACTATTCAACTGCATTCCCACAAACTCAAGTAGAAGTTCTATCTACAGATCAAATTAAATTATCGCAGTCACTTAAAGAAGGTGCAGGTGTTTCTTTCTATTCTGGTCTAAACTCTAATGGTGACCTATTCATTGGTAACCAGGTTATTAACCCAGTTACAGGACAGATTACCTCTGAAGATATTGCACAATTGAATATTGTTGGTGAAGAGAATACTTCAATTCAAACATTCTCTGAAGTTATTCTGACGGATAAACTAACCGTCTTGGGTGGTGCGTCAAACCAGTTAGAATCTATCTTCTCTGGTCCAGTAACATTCCAATCAAAGATTACTTCAGACAAAGACATTCAGGCTAAGAAACTAACATATGCTAACCCTGATGGTACGATTCTCAAGTCAACATTAATGGCACCAGATAATGGTTCTGGATCTCCGAATCTTGCTGGTTTGACTTATTATACTACTCCAATTGATGGTGATATCGTTTATAATACTTCTTGGAGTCCAGGCAAGAATGTTGGTTGGATGTATTATGGGGCATCCTGGGTTAAATTTGGACTATCAAACACAGGTTTTATTGATATCGCTACATTTGGTGCTAACACCAATATGGCATTGGGTACTACCGCAAACACAAACTACAGGCTTGATGTTAGTGGTAATGTCCATGTTAGCGGTAACCTAGTTGTTGATGGTACTGGTGGTGTTTCTGCGTCTAAATATATTTTGAGAACTTATACAGGAAACGGAACAACACAAAACTTTACTATCACATCAGGTCATAATGCTAATAGTGTAATGGTATTCATTAATGGTGTATGTCAAGTTCCTACTACCAACTATACGGTATCTGGAACTAACGTACAGTTTGCTTCTGGTGATGCGCCCAAAACAGGTGACATTGTACATATTAGAGAATTCCCAATCTAAATACTAACGAAGCAGGTTTACAAGTATGGCACTTCAGCTTATCAATGGTAACCAGATATCTACTGTTACAAACGCTACCATTGCTCAATTACAATTTACTAACACAAATAGTGTTCTCCAATTACCTAGTGGTACTACAGCACAAAGGCCAACTGGGGTTGCATATGGAACCATGCGATTTAATACTACACAAGATAAAGTCGAAGTTTATAGTACTAACTCTGATGGTCAAGGCACTGATGGATGGGTTCTTGTGGGCGCAGGTGGTCCTCATGTAGGTACAAAAGATACATCTTATGTCCGTACAAATAGTGCTAGCATTGATGAAAACCTTACTATCGGTCCTGTTGCAAATGGTGGTGCTGCATTTACAAATGGTTATGCTGCTGGCCCTGTAGAAATTGCCAGTGGTTTTACAATGACCATTGAAAATGGTGCTGCATTTTATGTTATTGGTGAAGATCCTGATTCAGCATTCTATGAAAATGTTGGTATTTTTGGAACGTTAGACACCCAAGGTGCAATGATAGACACTGGAGCAACTAGAGAAAAAATTCATGCTTTCAGATCTAATATAGCAGATAGTATGATAAACATTGATTTTATGAATACAAATGCTGTGTACTTTGGTGGTATAACACAAAATTTTGCCATCAATATCCTCAATTTTCCAACTACGAATATTGGTCAAGGGCAGATAAATAACAATAAAGCATATGGATTTGTCATTAAATGGTTCAATGGGGATCCGAGATATCGTCCAACAGGAACAATTATGCTAAATGGAACTTCAATTGGTAATGCTGTGTGGTCAGGTGGTGGCCCACCTGCTAACCTCACTGCTAATAGACACATTGTTGTAGGTCTATCAATCGTTAGAGTTACAGAACTTACAAACTTAGTTGGTGGTACTAATACATTCTGGAGATCATATTTAACTTGGACTGAATTTGCGTAAAACATATGGGATTTCTTACACGACTAAAAGCAAGATTTTCGGCCGCCACTGCGTCGTTGGCAGGTGGCGGCGGTGCTGGAGTTCCAGCTATCCAGACAGTTGCTTCTGGCGGATCTGTTTTTGATCAAACTGTTGAAGGTGTCAATTATAGACATCATGCTTTTGGACACACTGGAGGAAACCAAACCTTTAGTGTGAGCGCAATGGGAACCTTTAATACTATTGAGATGTATGCCTGGGGTGCTGCAGCTGGTGCTGGGGGACAAGCTGGAAATACTGGCGGAGCAGGAGGATTTGGTTATAGATCTCAAGAGAATATTGCAGTGAATAGTAGTTTTAGTTATACTGTAAGTGTAGGTGGTGGAGGTGGAAATGGTAGCGGATGCCATGGTTGCTGGGGCCATGGTGGCGGGGGTGGTGGACCTAATGGTGGCAGCGGTGCTAATGGGACACATGCTTCATGTAGTGGTTGCTCAGCTGGAGGCGGTGGCGGTGGTGCCATGAGTGCTGTATTTGGCGGCGGCCCTGGTGCTAGTGGTGTATGGGTTGTTGGCGGTGGTGGAGGCGGTGGCGGTGGTGCCGAATCAGGTGGCGCTGGCCACGGCGGTGGCGGCGGTCAAAATGGTAATGGTGGATCTTGTGGCTCAGGTGGTGGATGCACTAATTGTAATGGTCAATTTAATGGATCTGAATGTGGTCGTCCTGGTAATGATGCATCTGGCGGAGGTGGTGCAGGTGGAGGATATTGGGCCGGTGGTTGTGGCGGTAATCCTGGTTGTGATCAACAAGGAGCAGGCGGCGGCGGAGGAGGAGGAAACTATGGAACCTCTACTTCTAATGGCAGCACAGGTACACCAGGGAACTCAGGTCATTACTTAAGATCTGGTGCTGGACAACCCAATGGTGGTTCTGGTAGAATTGTGTTTAGATATAGATTACTTTGAGGTACAATATGGAATTAGATAACCAAATTAGAAGTGAAACTGAAGCCAAAAAGAAATATGAAAAAACAATTCCTAGAGCAGATCTGCAGTGTGTAATTGATATTAAGACAAAATCAATTGCATTTGATACTAATGATCTGTTTTTTCCTGATCTGAATTTGTTTTTTGGATTTCGTGATGATGGAAAATTGGGCGTAGTATTTGATAATATGAGTTACGGTTGGGATATATCTGAACTGGATAATGACACATCATTTTATCTTACTAGTAAAGAATATCCAGGATATATATCTACAGATGCTATATATTTACAATCTGAATCTGTTTACGGATTGGAAACAGAGAAAACCTACGGATTAAATGTATGGTGTAAAAATAAAGGTGAGAGATTTTCTGGTCAATGTACGTTTAGAATTGCAAACGTACAGGAATATTTTCCAAAAGATATAAAAGTTCCTATGTTGGGTGAACCAGGATACGCTAGAATTAATGTAGATGACCCCTGGTGGGTTTAAAGATTATAAATAACTAAGAAGAAAATTAGCACTAAAACTCATGAGTACTTTAAAAGTTGCTGCTATTCGAGATCTGTCAAGCACGGGTGGTTTTACTCTTGCGTCTGGTGCTGTTACGGCCAACGGTACTTTAACAGTTCAAAACATTGTTATTAATGGTACGGTTTCAGGAAACAGCAAAAATTATATACCATCTCAATCTGGTCACTCAGGAAAAATTTTGTTCAGTGATGGAACTACTGCCTTCTGGGGCACAGCACCATCTGCAGAGAATATTTTCAGTATGCAGGTATTTACTAGTTCTGGTACATGGAATAGACCTACTGGTGTAAAATTTATTAAGGTTCAACTTGTTGGTGGAGGTGGTGGAGGTTCAGGTCACGGAGAATCTGGCGGAGCTGGAGGTTATTCTGAAAGAGTCATTGATGTTCAAGCAACAGCATCAGTTTCTGTTACCATTGCTGGAGAAGTAAACGGAACATTTTATTCTGGACCTGGTGATAATAATGGTGGATCATCATTTGGTAGTTTTCTTTCTGCTTCTGGTGGATTTGGTGCTAACAGAAATAATCAACACTCTGGTGGATTAGGAGGAGTTGGATCTGGCGGTAACCTAAACATATATGGCGGTGGTGGACAATCACATCACAATTATTCATCTGTGGGTGGAACTTCTTTCTTTGGCGGTGCTGTTGCTGCTGGTCACCCTCAAGGCGGAAATTTCTCTCATAACCACCAAAGTCACTCTGCCCCTGGATCTGGCGGATCTGGAGGATATTTTCATAACCATAGAGGGTCTAATGGCCGCCCTGGTATGTGTGTAATAACCCACTTTAAATAAAAATCATGAGTACATTAAGAGTAACAAATATCAGAGATCGCTCTGGAACATCAGGATTCACTTTAAATGGTGGTAATCTCACTACTGTAGGACGACTAATTTTAAATAATATAGTTGCTAATGGTACTATCACTGGAAGTACTCCGTCTTTCTTACCAAATCAAACTGGTCAAAATGGAAGAGTATTATCTACCAATGGATCAACCCCCTTCTGGCAAACAATTAATACTGCTGGTAATATTACTAGTATGCAGGTATTTACCAGTGGTGGTACATGGAATAGACCTACTGGTGTAAGATTTGTTCATGTTCAAGTTATTGGCGGCGGCGGAGGTGGATCGGGTCATGGTGAAAGTGGTGGATGTGGAGGTTATTCTGAAAGAGTCATTGATGTTCAAGCAACAGCATCTGTATCAGTAACAGTTTCTGGTGAAGTAAACGGAACATTTTATGCTGGTGGCGGAGAAAATGGTGGATCTTCTTCATTCGGTAGTTTTCTTTCTGCTTCTGGTGGATTTGGTGCTAATAGGAATAATCAACACTCTGGTGGCTTGGGCGGCAACGGATCTGGTGGTAACCTAAACATATTTGGCGGTGGTGGTGAATCTCACCACTCTCGTGGAGGTAGTGCTACCACTAGTGGAGGTTTCTTTGGCGGTGGAGTTGCAGGAGGATGGCCTCAAGGTGGGAACTTTAGTCATAACCACCAAAGTCACTCTCCCCCAGGATCTGGTGGAGCGGGAGCACACTATCATAACCATAGAGGGTCTAATGGCCGTCCAGGGATGGTAGTAGTAACTCATTACTTATAAATAAACTTGTAAAGGATTTATTGAAAAATGAAAAAAGCTTTAATGTCAATTCAAGGTTATGTTCACCAGATTGTAGAACCTGGGGAAGACTATGAAATTTATTGTGGACCTGATGCCACTATTGCCTGGGTAGATGCTCCTGATGATATTACTCTTGATTGGACTTTAGAATACTCACCCAAGGCAAAGAAAATGGTGTGGGTAAAGAGAGATCGCGTTCACCAAGATCCTGTAATCGCAAGAAAAGTTGCTTATGGGGAGGTTGGTGAACAATTAGATATGATGTATAAAGATATGCTCGATGGTGGAACTAGATGGAAAGATCATGTCGCTGCAGTAAAAAGAGATCTCCCAAAACCAGAACCAAATCCAACGGATACAATGACATTAGAGGAACTTCTAATCTACTCTGAAACTGCAGAACCATCAAAAGATCAACAATGTGGTATCTCTACTGCAGATAATCCTTGTTGGGTTAGATATCCAGGATGGGCTGGTTACCAAGAACCTACTGTCTAATGACAAAATTTATGCTATAATGGGTTAGTGTCTAATTATCTGTAAAGTGATCTAATATGAGTAAAATTGAGAGTGTTATAATTATTGGAGGTGGATCATCTGGATGGATGACAGCGGCCGCCCTAAGTAAATTGTGTCCGCATCTAGAAGTTGGTCTAATTGAGTCCAGAAACGTAAAATCTATTGGTGTAGGAGAATCTACTCTCGGTCACATCAATAGATTCTTGCGTTTGCTTGATTTGAAAGATGAAGACTGGATGCCAGCATGTAACGCAACATACAAAAATTCCATTCGTTTTACTAATTTTAGAGAAAACGATGGAACTCACTTTGAGTATCCATTTGGTGCCAGCTGGGACTTTACCGATAAACCTCTTGGACTAGATACTTGGTCTGCACTTAAATTAATTGATCCAGATACTTACACTCCAGATACTTTTGCGGAATTTTATAATAGTAATGCATTTTTAGCAAAATATAATCGTCAGACTAGAAATGAGGAAGGCATTCTTCGAAATTATGATTTTAGTAATGATACTGCTTATCACTTAGATGCAGAACTATTTGGACAATATTTAAAAGATAAAATTGCAATTCCAAATGGTGTCAAATATTATCAGGGAGATATTACTGGTTTTAAACATGTCTCTGGAAATGATTTGACTGTAGAGTATCTCCTCATGGATAAAGTTAATTTTGTGCAAGCCGATCTTTATATTGATTGTACAGGATTTAGATCTTTACTCCTAGGAGAATATATGGGAGTAGAGTTTTTATCATTTGAAAAAAAATTAGCTAATAATCGTGCTTTAGCATGTAGAATTCCTTATGTTGATCGTGAAAATGAAATGCGTAATGTCACTGATTGTCATGCATTGAAAAATGGATGGGTTTGGAATATTCCTCTCTGGAATAGAATTGGTACTGGATATGTTTACTCCTCTAGATTTACTACAGCGGAAGAAGCAACCCAAGAATTTAGAGAGCATCTATCTAAAACAGACTCTAAGAGAGCAGAAGAAGCAGAAATAAAGTCAATTAATATAGCCCATGGAAAACGAAGATTATCTTGGGTTCGAAACGTTTGTGGTATTGGATTATCTTATGGATTTGTAGAACCATTGGAATCTACTGGCCTCTTGACAACTCATGAGAATATCATTAAACTAGTAGAAGTTCTCAACCGTAGAAGTGGTTATGTGTCTAGATCTGAAATCGATGGATATAATTTTGCTGTAGATTATGAAGTACAAAGTTTTGTTGATTTTGTTTCTATGCATTATGCATTTTCAATGAGAGAGGACACACCATATTGGCGTTGGGCTACTCAAATTAATGAATATAATCCTATCATGATGAGTGAGTTTACCAATAAAAACCATTCATATCAAACGTTTTTGTCAACAATGACTTCCAATAATAGTTGGTCACCAACTTCTAATGGAATAAATTACATCGCGGCAGGATTGGGATTATCCTCCATTTCTACTTTAGAATTGCTAAGAGAAAAAGTATCAGACCAAGAAGCACTCATGGATTGTAATCGTAAATATAAACAATATAGAGACTATGTTGTTGAACACGTCAAATCTTTGCCAACACATTATGAATTTTTACGTGACAATATTTATGGGGGTGTAGATGAATATCTTCAAAAATAAAAGCTGGGTACGATTTTACTCATTAGAACCTGCAGTAGCAGATTTATATCCAATTATTACAGCACATTCTCTTAAACGCAAGTGGCAAGATAAAAAAGTATCAAAGTGTCCACTTTCTGGATTGATGTCTTCTGCAAATTGTCCAGGTATTACTAACATTGCTCATGCAGGTTATATTTTACCTGCACCAGCCGATTTTGTAATCACGACAAATGGTGAGGGCATTACATTTAGTTGGGAAGTTCCATATATGTTTGATTTTTGTGGATCTAAATCTTACATTGACAAGCATGATGCAAAGCAAACATATCCATTATTAGATAATCCTGATACGACATTACATGAAATTGTTAAGGTAGAAACTCCATGGAGATTTAAAGCATCTGATGATATAGTTTTACTTCAAATGCCAGTTGCATATAATAATGAAAAAAGATTTACTCCAGCAACAGGAATACTTGACCCTAAATATGGACATGTGTTAAATGTTCAATTATTCTGGCATGTTTTAGAGGGAGAAACTTTTATTAAAGCTGGAACACCATTGGCACAATATGTTCCTATGAATCGTAAATATCTAAACCTTAATAATTTTGAGACTATTATTGATGGCGCGGGGGAGGTTGAAATTGAACTAGAAAAAGCATTTCAATATGCCAATAAGTGCAATACACTTAGATATGACACTGTACAATCACGAATAAATAGAGTGACTGAGATTTTTAAACGTTATCGTAAAAAAGGAGTTAGACTATGACTATTGATGAATTGATTGATAATTTCAGAGGGCAGCAACAGATAGCCCAAGAAGAAAAGGATAGATTAGAAGAAGAATTTAGTAATACTAAATTAAATCCCTATGGTATTACTACAATTGACTTCAGTAAGCGTCAAGAGCAAATGGATTTACTCTTAAAACTTCAAGGTGCAATAGAAGGATTGGAGTTAGCAAAGGTTGAGTGTGATCTTTGACTAATATTATTTCGTTATGGACTCCATATATTTGGAAGTTTGAATATCAATTTGATACTGAACTAATGGATTTAGCATTAGAACAAGTATCAAATCATTGGTCAGTGAGTCCTGAATCTAGTATGGTTGAAACAGGAGATTCATATTCAACTGTTAGAGTTGGTGTGCATGATTGGAATCAACAACCACATTGTCTACCACAACTTGAATTTTATAATGCTTGGTTAGAACCAATCATTAATAAAATATGGTCTGAATGTAATTTTTTGCAGATGAAAAGTGAGGTTAGTAAATCTTGGTTTAATGTGCATCGCAAAACAGGTCAAACAATAGAACATCTACATACTGGAACAGATTTAATTGTATCGGCCTATGTTCGTTGTGAAAAAGATTCTGGTAATATAGAATTTAGAGATCCGCTAGAGTACCAAAAAGTTAATTCAGTATGGTATCGAGAAGAATCTTTATGGCAGGAAGTAAAAGTTAAAACCAATGATGTTCTTATTTTTCCTGGATGGATATATCACCGTACACAACCAAATTTGACTAATACACAAAGAGTTGTAATGACATATAATATCGATGGAAATCCCACTCTTTAATCGTTGCTATCCAGACAGAAATACCTTCAATGATGTCATCAGGATTAAGAATCCGCATGATTGGTCTGGAGAGCATGTTAAGGTTGATAATGCAATTGAATATTGGATTATGGATAATCCATTTTACGATAATGGATTTGAGTTATATCGTCAGTTAGTATCTAAGTTTCCCATTGTAATAGATACGAACGATGAGGGATCTACAGATCCTAATCCATTTGCTACGATACATCTTCCACAGTGGTGTAGTGATAGTATATGGACGTTGTTCGAACAATATTTTGAGAAATATTTACCTCACTATATGAATATGAATTATTCAGAGTGGGGTAATTTATATTTTCCAGATGAATATAAACCCTATGATTATTATAGATTACCTCATTGTGATGGGCCAAATGGTTTAGTTTCTAATTTATGGTTTACAGATCATCCGATAGAACAGTCTGGTACAATTTTATATAAGTATCATGGTAAGATCATAAAAGGACCAGATAATAAGTTATACTATGATTATCAGTCAGATAAAAGTCACAAGTTGTTTGAAGAGGCCAAAGAATTATATCTATCTAATAAACGATTAGACCGTACTACTCCTCTCACCATTGATGAAGAAATATATTGGGGATTTGAGAGAGTAGCAATTCTTCCATGTAAGTATGCTACAATGACAATCTATCCAACATCTGTATCTCATACACCTTTCATCACTACACAATGTGGGTTTAGGTGGTCTCACGCATATTCTATTAATTATACTCCTCTTTTAGCATGAATGATTACAAATTATATCAGATAGAAGGACTTGATCAAGATGAATTGATTTGGCATATCAAAATGTCAAGAGACAAATTTAATCACATTTATCGTGGTATACTGGAACATGACACAAGTTTTTATTATCTCTATAATTTTTTTACTATAGCGGCATGTAATCATCATATATACAAATTGTATAATGAGATGGTGAAATGCATGAGAGATTATAATTCGGATGCATCTTGGTTTCAATGTTGGATGAATATTCATCATCAGGATGAAGTATTGAAATCACATTCACATGGGTATCCTATACACGGATACTTTTCTCTTACTAATCATAATACATCAACAATATTCACAGATGGCCATGATGGTAATGAAATATATCGTATAGATAATAAGCCCATGCAAATTTATATTGGTCCTGGTTATAGACATCATCATGTAGTTGTAAATGAACCGTATGATGATGAACGTATTACTTTAGGATTCGATATACAACTAGAAGATGCTATTGTTGAAAACTTTAGTTTTATACCCATATGAACTTAGATTATTATTTTCCAACACCAATATGGTGGGAGGATACCAACATTGATGTTAAACCAATAGAGGAATGGTGTTACTCCTTACGAGATCAAGATTCAACAGGTAGAAATCTGAGTAATCGTGGTGGATGGCAATCACAAGAAATATCCCTTAATAAGGAAATACCAGAATTAGTTTCATTCATCATGAAACAGGCTGGTCGAACACTTGATGATTATGGATATGAACCAACAAGAACTAAAATCTTTTTTGGGAATAGTTGGGTAAATATTAACAAGGGTAAAGACACCAATCAAATTCATTTACATCATGGTTCTTTCCTATCAGGAGTGTTTTATGTCAAAACTACCCCCCAGAGTGGTAAAATATTTTTCTATAGGAATTTTGATCAAAATTACATTACTACTAGTTTTGCTAAAATTAAAGATTATACATCTATAAGTAGTGGCACTGTTTGGTATCCACCTAAGGATGGAAGGTTAATTCTATTTCCTGCTAATCTTCTTCATGCTGTCGATGAAAGTACGGATGAAGAGGATAGAATTTCGATTGCATTCAATATAGGTATTCAATATGAATAATATTATTTCACGTTTGTGTAATGAATCTAATTTTTTATATCAAGATCGTGCCTATTTTTTTCCTAAATTGATACCTAATCCTGAGGAGTACTTATCATGGAAAGATGTAGAATATTGTGTTAACAATCCTGCGTTCTATGAATTTGAAGTAATTGACCACAATAATAACAAAATTCTTATTGACCGCTATATTAGGGCTTGGATACAAGAAAAGAAAGTACAAGATCATTGTCAGTTGGTAAACCAAATTAATCATGGACATACTGTGATTATTATGAATTACGGTTTTCATAGCAGGAAAACTCAAGATCTGTTATTAGATTTAGAAAGATATTTTGATGTAGATGCTGCTATTCATGTATACGGTGGATTGACAGGATCCAAATCTTTTAATATACATGATGATTACCCATGTAATTTTATTATTCAAACTCAGGGTACAACTGATTGGAAAATTTACAAAAACAGAATATCACAACTACATAAAACAGGTCACGACTCATACAAGATTAGAGATGAACTATTGGAAGTTGATCTAGAGGTTACACTAACTCCTGGTGATTGTCTCTATATTCCATCTAGAGCATATCACTGTGCATTTCCAAAAGAAAAACGTTTGTCTATGAGTATACCTTGTTGGCCAAGATTACCTGGGTCGAATCAAACATCAAATCGAAATTTTTATAAATTGAATTATGAATGACATACTAGAAGTTAAGGAACTCATCACTAAGTCTAGACAAAAACATCTGTTAAATGTGCTCACTGATATGAGTTTTAGTTGGCACTATTTGGAAGATGCCACATTTGAAAAAACTATTGAAAACAAGAAAACTGTACCATCTTTCTGTCATTTACTATACAATAATGGCGAGAAAGGACATCATTTTGATACATTCTATCCTGTGTTATTAGATTTCTTAGAACACGAAGATCTTAAACTGGATAGGTTATTAAGAATGAGACTAGGATTTCTTCTTAACACAACTTATTCTATGCCTCATTTACCATATTCATACAATAATCCACATATTGATTTTGAACAACCACATATGGTAGGATTGTATTATTTAAATGAAACTGATGGCGACACTGTTGTATTTAATGAAACGGAAGAATCCGAGGAATATCATGTAAAGGCCAGAATAAAACCAGAACCTGGTAAATTTGCTGCTTTCGATGGTAAGTACTATCATGCTAGTACTTGTCCTAAAATGTTTACTACTCGATTTGCAATAACATTTAATTTTACTGTAAAATGAACACACCAATCATAACAATTGATAATTTTTTTGAAACCCCATCTTTAGTAAGAGAATTTGCTTTAAGGCAAGAGTATTTCAAGGGTGATAGAGGAAATTGGCCTGGAGTTAGAACAGCATTTCTCGATACTATCAATAAAGAGTTTTTCCATATATTTGCATCTAAACTAATACAATATATTCCAGGTAAACATTCTTTTACAAACTTGGAATCTACCTTTCAACTGATAGATGAATCATATGGATCTGGTTGGGTTCACGATGATGACGATAAATTTAATGTTGCTGGTATGGTGTATTTGAATCCTGGCCCTGTCAGACAGGGATGTGGTACGACTTTTTATGATTATAGATTAGATGTGAATGGTGAAGATTATTCAAAGATGTTTCAAGAAGAAGTGAATAGTGATGATATTGAAGGGAGACAAAAGTATCAAAAATATAGAGAAGAACATAGAGGAAAGTGGACTCCAAATGTTGTAGTTGAGAATCGGTATAATAGATGTAATATATTTAATTCTAAATTATGGCACAGTGCAGATAATTTCTTTGGTACAGATGCTGATACAACTAGATTAACACTTGTATTTTTTGGACACGCAATATGATTGAAGTATTTGATGATGTTATATCAAAAGATTATCAGAAGTATATCTTGAATCTGGTAAATGAGCAGGACTTTCCTCTTTACTTTAGACCAAATATAGTGACACATAATTATTCAGATGTAGTAGCAAATATACATGGATTTACTCATCAATTATTCGAGAACAATAAATCTACATCAACATATTTCAATACAATATATCCAATGGTGCTAGGTATAACTGAGAAGACAAGAGTCAAATTCAATAGATTGGAGAGAATGAGATTTAATTTTGTTCTTGGTAATCCTGATTCCAAATTAGATTATCACATGCCACATGTAGATAACTACACATCTCATTTAGTGGCCATATATTATGTGAATGATTGTGATGGTGATACAGTTATATTTGATCAATTCTTAGATGAGCAAACTAATGAAAGAGATGATCAGATATTAAAGATGAACAATTGGACAGTAAAGAAAAGAGTATCTCCAAAGATGGGACGATTACTGGTATTTGATGGTAGACAATATCACACGAGTTCATATACAAAAACCCAACCATATAGATGTGTTATTAACATGAACTTATCATGATTCATACTTTACAACATGCTATTTCTGAAGAAATGTGTGACTATATTGCTATCAATATGGAAATGCTTAGAGTGGCCCTGGGAAATCCTCCTGATCCAACAATTAAGAATAGTTTTGGATACTATGCACCAATTTTTCTTGAGAGTTTTTTATTGTACGTACAACCAATTGTAGAGAAAGAGATCAATAAGACTCTGTATCCTACCTATTCATATGGTCGCATATATGGCCGAGATAGTGTTCTAAAACGTCATATAGACCGTCCTGCAGGTGAATATGGAGTCACATGTTGTATTGAGAAGCAAACAGATTGGCCCATCTATTTTGAAATTGATGGCGAGGTACAATCTGTAGAATTAGAAGTGGGTGATATTTGTATCTACAAGGGGATTGAGTATCCACACTGGAGAGATCCATGTCCAGCAGATCGCCATATACAAGTATTTCTGATGTATGTTGATGCCAATGGTGAGTATTCGTCATGGAAATATGACAGAAGACATTATTTGTGTGGAGAAACTTGACATCGGGTTCCCTTTAGTGTACTATATAGAAGTAGTTCGCTAAAATACACAAAACATGGGTCGCACTTATCGTCGAGATGACCACCACTCCTGGGGCAAATACAACAAAGATCGCCGCCAGAAAGGATTCTCTGAACGCTACAAAAATGATGAATTTGGAGAATTTGCATCCCGTAAAAAGGGTAAGAAGAAATTTGATCTAACCAACACAGAATACTATGAGGAGAACTGGGATGGATGAAGAAGAATTTTTTACCGAAGATGTATCTCTAGATGGTCTAGACGACGACTTTTCCATTGACTTTGATGATGCTACTGATTCGGATTATATCGAATACACTACTGATTGGTAATTACTATGAAACTCAAAGAACCTAATACTCACGTGAGTCTCACCGAAGCAGAATGTAAATTCCTTGTGAATGTTCTTCTTGATTGGGATCAATCACAAAAAAATCAAACTAAACCAGAAAAACAATTATGGGAGAGGTTAATCTCTGCTCTAGATCCTTATCTAAATGATAAATAATCCCTCTTATTACGGATTCGTAGCAACTTTGCTTGTTATCGGTTATTTCTTCTGGATATATCCAGAAGGAATGAACCGTACTTTAATCTACTTAAATTTACAACTTCGTTATCTTAAGGTTGAAGTGTCTAGAGTTTATTTGAAATGGACTTTATGGCGGCAACTTAATAGAATGAATAAAGAGATTGGCCTTCCACCAGTCCCATGGACTCATAAGAAAGACTCATCGGAAGACCCTTGACAAGAAACCTCATTTGTCTTATAGTTCTTTTGTACATTACACAACGGCATGACACACCTTCACTCCCCAAACCCTCCATCCCCGTTTATTTCTGGTCGTAGAGACAATTATTCATTTGTACAGAATTTTCTAAATGATGATTTTCCAACATACGATTCTGTACATGATCCTGATGATGACTGGACTGTTGCATGTTTCGGTTCAGATTCTGAATATTATGAAAAACTTGTAGAAGATGGATCCAGTATTCAAGTATCTCACGAAACGTACAGCAAACGATACCAATCCCTACAATGACACATCACGATTTACTGATTGACTCTTTGATGACGTATCTTTATGCTGCGTATAATAAAGGTCGAAATAATGAAACCTGGGACTTCTACAAGGATGGCGAAGTAATTGCACAGGAAATTCTAGAAACTGTTGAAGAGTTTCAAGAAATGAGATCAAAAGTAACTACACAATGGAGAGCATCTGACTAATGGCATTAGTACAACAAGTAACAGATTCATTAGATGAAGCAACATCGGCACTACGAAATGCATTAGCATTTGCAGCTCGTCAAGAGCGACCAGTGGTTTGTAATACAATTTCAGACATTCTGTGTCGTATTGAGCAACTCAAGTCTTTTGACGGACTAATGGATAAACTTGACAAGATGAATCTTACACAAGAATGACATTTCATCAATTAAGAAACCCAAAATCAACTGTATATAATGAATTAAAACAATTTATTTTATCTGCAGATTTTCCTTGGTATTGGAATCCAAAAGCAACACCTGAAGATGTTGATACTGGTCAATATCAAGATGTTCCTTTCTATAGTCATGTTTTATTGGCAAGACCTAGATGGAAAAGTATGTCCGATAGATGTTATCCAATGCAGCAATCTGTTCTGTTAGATAACTTCTGGCCTTTGTTAGATGAAATTATTGCATTCAATCCCAGAATGAATATCAATTCATTTATGCGAATCAATGCTAATTGTGTCATGCCACAATCTGATCCGAGAGTTACTATCCCACATCATGATCATCAATTTGAACATCACAATTTAATTGTGTATTTCAATGGGTGTGAGGATGGTGGAGAAACTATTCTCTTTGATTCTAGTGAGCAACTAGAGACAGCAGAGAGATATTATCCAAAGGAAGATGATATTGTAACTTTTACAGGATTGCATTGCATGAATCCTCCTAAAAAAGATAGACGTGTTATTCTTGTAGCAACTTACATATGACTAAAACCACACCACAAACAGTAAAAGAAGCAAACCTGGGTTTGTTTCATGCTAAGATGAATCTTCCCCATGCAGCCGCTCATTGTGGTATGACACAAAGGGAAATGAAAATGACATTTCGAGAGTTCTTAAAACATCATGAACCAAACTATTCCCAATCTAACTGAATATCAATGGAAGACAGTATTCTATGCTGTTAAACAGTATCAAAACACTCGCACAGAACTCAATTCTGATGATTATTGGGAGTGTGCAGAAATACTTGACGAATTGTTTGATCTTGTCTATACTCAGACAAGAGAACAACCTACCTAATGAAACACCTAAGAGTTATGCGAGTTTGTGATTTGTTACAGGATGCGAGAGATCGTATGCTTGAACTTGACGAGACTGAAGATGCTGCTGTAACTGAACTACTCTACCAGAAATACATCAAACTTTACCATGAATATCTTCGTGACCTCGTTAAATCCACACCAATCAGCTAGAGTTCTACCTGACAAACATGTGGTCAAAATGCCCCTAGAATGCTGTCAAATGCTTTCTATCGTATATTCTAACTGGTACTATGATTGGGGCACCTTACCGAAGCAGGACGGGTGCGATTACAGCACACAAAAGGGTGCATTTCGTAATCATCCATGTACTCAATGGGCAGCAAAGAATATCTACAATACTGCATGGTTAATTGTGCATGGTCTAGCACTTTGCACAGAATATACTTATCGGTATGGCAAACAACATGCCTGTAATAAGTCTTTGTTTGAGGCAAAGAAACTGTTTCACATCAAAACAGGCAAGGCAATTACATGCTATAGTATGGCAGATCACTTTGCCCGTGCTATGCCTGACGAATACAAACTAGATACTAGTATTGATACTCCTACGGCATATAAGATGTATGTTGCATCTAAACCATGGGTCAAAGATAATTATCTTCGTAAACCTGAACGTAAACCAGAATGGGTATAAACAAGAAGACTAAACTGATTCTGGCACTAATACAGATTGAGAATATTTCTAATCTGATGCGAGAAAATGCCTGGGAAGGATTTACTACATCACATCTACTACCACTTAAATATGAATTTGAACGTCAACTTGCACTTGAAAACCATGTGGAGACTTTGGGCCAAAGCACTCGGGGAAAAAGCACACAGGAGGGATAATGTCGCAGATAACGTTGCTATTATACGTACTGTTATTTTCCTCACTTACCTTGCTACTAATTGTTTCATCATTGCAGGCGTGGTAAGACATTGGAATGATGAAACTCAAGTACTTGTTGAGATTCATGAGGCACAACCTACAGTGCCAATGATTCAAACCAAATATAATCGTACAGGACAATTTGAATGAGTTATCCTTACCACGAATTAGATCCAACAACTCCATGGTACGAATGGTTAATGTACTGTGAGATTTGTCACCAACTCGGTGTTAAAGACCAACCAAATTGGAATAGATATATGCGGTATCGAAATTATCTCAAATCAATTAACCTATTATAAGCAGATTTGAAAAAAACTCAGATGACCATGAGGATTCCTAATCAATCACCCCTTGACTTCCGGCCCAGTCTACCCTATATTACATAGGTAATCAACCAACGGACCCATGCTCTGGCAAGACCGCAACGGCACCACCTTCTCTACCATCTCTCCCATTGATGCTAAAATCCAGCGAGCAATGTGGGAAGCACGAATCGCAGAAAATGCTGAAAAAGTGTGGACCGAACGTGAATTGTCTGGTGATGCACTGTTTGACGAAATGTTTGGAGGTTGAATTATGCGAAGAGTCACTGTAAAACCTAAATCTAGCAAGGCGAAGAATCGTCTTGCTAACTCTATGGATGGTAATCCTATCTGTATTGTTGAGCAAGATAAAGGAGATGGTATGCTGTTTCTCGCTTCTGAGAATGGCAAATACTTCTTCTGGGTTAATGTAAGCGACGATTGCCACTGGGAAACTGAATGGGAGGTACTATGACTTACACTATCACCAAACACATCAAAATTGAACACGAAGAGGATGATTGGAGTTTTGATTTTACTACTGATGAGTATGGCACTGTCAGTGTAGAGGATGGTAATGGACGAGGATTTGAAACCATTCGCATCCCCAAAGATTGTATTCAACATTTTATTGACGTTCTGGAGCAATACAAATGAAACCTAAAATCCGTTGGGAAACTGAATGGGAGGTACTATGAGAAACATTAGACATCAAATCAAATCTAAATGGTACTACATCTTCTGGGGTGCCTGTGCTGTTGCTGTTGTTGGTGGTCAATTCTATGTTGGATCTGGTTATCGTGAGATGGCAGAAGCAACCAAGAATAATATCACCACAGTTCATTGTGAGTCACCCTATCAGATACCTGTCTATCCTTATCGAAATAGGACGGGAGAGTTTGAGTAGAGTGCCAATTTCTAAACTGAATGGGAGGTATTATGACACACGAAGAAATGTTTGAGGTTGCCGCACAACGAGAAGCATACAATAATGCCTGGGCAGCAGTAGAGAAATTTTTTGACGAAAATGATGATGCTCT